TTCATCATGCATCGCAGATGTATTTCAATTGATCGATTGTTGATTCAATATTATATGCATGGTGATATTCTCACCATGCATATAATCAAGGATAGAGTTTTTCATGACCACTTCGCCTACAATCATCTTCGATATCGACGGGACGCTAGCTAACTGCGAACACCGTGTCCATTGGGTTCGCAGCACGCCCAAGAACTGGCCGGCCTTTAACCGAGGAATGAAGCGTGACACCGCGCACGAGGACATCGTGTGGATGCTGCGCACCTTCCATGCAACTGGCTGCACCATACTGATCGCCAGCGGTCGGGGTGAGGAAGACAGAGCAGTTACCGAAACCTGGTTGCGTGATGTGGCTGGGATTGAAGGACTCTATTCCAAACTCTACATGCGCCCGACCAAGGACTTTCGATCCGATGACATCATCAAGGGAGAGATCCTGGACCAGATGCGAGAGGAAGGGTATGATCCCACCATCGCGGTGGATGATCGACAGCAGGTCGTCGACGGATGGCGTGCCCGAGGCTTGCGCTGCCTCCAGGTCGCACCGGGGGATTTCTGATGTCGGATTATCCTCGCACAAGAAATGGTCACGTTGACGACGGTAGTCTCATCAAGGCCAGCAATCGCCGGGATAGATGTCCCAACTGTGGTAGTTCGAACTATCGAGAAACCCTCAGTTGCGAGGCATGTAATAGTTGTGGCCTGGTCTGTGATTACTGGGGTGGACGTACCAACAAGGTGTACAACAACTATCTTGCCAGTCGACATGCCGCTGAGGCAGAACAAAGGCGCATCCGAGAGGATCGAGAAGAACGCGAATGGCGGGATTCATGGTCTTCCAACAATGACTGATCATTGTTGTTTGTTTGATTGAAAGGTTGTCATGCAAATCTGGTTAATAATCGTTGTTCTCATGCTGTTGTTTGGCGTCAGCACGGTACTAAAAGCAATCGGAGCTGCGGTTCTGTTGTTCCTAATGGCACCTGCTGTCCTGATATTGGTTATCGTGTTTGTCTTGCTGTTCTCTGATTAACCAGTTGACAACCAAGCAAGATCTGCTATTATATTAGCATAATCTTGAAAGGATGCCGCAAATGGATGAGGTGATCAAAACGCTCGATCATAACCTTGCTGATTTTAACAGCGTGTATGGTCGCGTTCTTAATTTCATCCACTACGAGGTGGATTCATCCACCCTTAAGGCAGAGCTTGTTAAGTACTCAGAAACCATCGGCAAATCCGATATAGCATTGCTGATACCGGCCAATCGTGTGGGAGTTGAGGGCAGCATCGCATACTGCATAAATCGTGGTGCAAATCTTCTCCCTTCGAGCATTGAGAAGGTTGGTACGATACTTGACGCCTACTCCCAGTCTGCCAAGGATGTTTCCCCAGACTGGGAGTATCTTCCTGAGACTGCCCAGGGCAAGCAGATATTGGCATACGTTGCTTGCTACAGCCACATTGACAACGCAAAAACCCGCGTTCTTCTTGGAAAGCTTGAGCAACGAGAGCTTGCTACGGAAATCAGAAAGATCATCACGGCGTATGCCGGCGGCAAGATTGCCGTGGCCAAGATGCTCAACGAGCACTATCAGCAAAGCATAGCAGAAGCAAAGAAAGATGATCTAATCAAGGATTGGATAAAACCCCTTTCGACGATTGCCAACACGATCTCGCTGATGGTTAACAACCGTGCTTCCATCAAGGCCGGGGCAAAAGGTGCCAAGGCACGCAAGATGGCCAGCACCGCCGGGGAGGTTGATCGCAAGGGGGAAAAGGCCGCAAGCAAGGTCACCTATAAGGATGAGGACAACGAGCTTGGTATCCGAAGCGTGGATCCGGTCAATCTCGTCGGGTCAGAAGCTGCTGTGGTGTACAACACGAAAAATCGGCACATTGAATTCTATCGTGCCAAGCAAGGAAAGAAGCTCAGTTTCCAAGGAGCACGTATCATCAATTTTGACGAGGCGAGCAGCATTGGCAAGACCATCCGCAAGCCAGAAACCGATCTTCCGCACTGGACGCGGGCAACAACCGTGCGTCGGTTGGAGGTGTTGTCAGACGGGATCCGTGGTAAGAAATGGGAACCATCTGGCAAGATGAATCGCAATACCATCATCATCAAGATCATGTGAGGAAAACATCATGAGGACTTTACTATCAACCATCATCGGTGCTGCTGCGCTTTTTACCGCAACGGTAGCCGTGGCACAAACACGCATCGGCGAGGTCAGTACCACGTTCAGACTGATCGGTCCTAACGATAAGGTCACCGTGGAAAGATATGACGATCCCAGGGTACAAGGCGTGAGCTGTTATCTCAGCCGTGCCGAAACGGGCGGCATCGGCGGTGCGTTGGGACTCGCCGAGGATCCAAGCCATTTCAGCATCGCTTGTCGAGCAACTGGTCCTGTGCGCATCATCGGCGACATCGATCGGGGTCGCAACGGTGAGGTCGTGTTTGGCGAGAGGACCTCTCCATTGTTCAAGGAATTGCGGGTCACGAGGTTCTTTGATTCCGAAAGAAATGTTCTCGTGTATCTCGTCTGGAGCACACGATTGATCAATGGTAGTCCATTCAATTCGGTCACCGCGATCGCGATGAACGGCCCGCCGCAGTAAGATCTCCAAAGGAATAGTAAATCATGGAAAACGATGATAACGATCCAGAGGAATTCAAAAGGATACGCGTCACCTGGATACAACCACATGATGGGTGGGGTTTCAATGCGTTCCATCGTGAAATGGCCGCATTGATACACCATCTTGCAGTCAAGGCCGAGATGGAAACCATTGCCGAGCTTGACGAAAAGGTAACTGGTGATGATCATCCCTCCGCCCTTGAGATGATCATGAATGCTTACAACAAACACAAGGAATCCTGATATGGTTGACGCGTTATCTGAAAGATCGTAAAATAAAGCATGAGCGATCTGGTCACACGAATCCGCAAGAACATTGCCAATGTAGGCGGCAGCGAGCTGAAGGCAATGGCATCGAACTCCGGTCTTAAATCCCTGTGGGCCGATAAACAAGCCCTTCTTGCCGAAATGAACGCGGCCAAGAAGACCGCGGCCGAGGAAGCTGCAAAACCATATCTGGAACTGATAGCCGAGGTAGACGAGCAATACGCGGTGTTATTGCAATTCGTCGGCGATAACAAGGACGATTGAAATGTCAAAGGTCACCATCCCTGAAAAGCACTACGTTGGTATGCAGGTCAGAGGCAGCAGCAAGGTGCCTCTTGGGTTCATCACCCCATGGGGCGAGGATGCTGCCGCACAAAAGCGCATGGGCACCGTGGATTCATGGGTCGGGCGTACACGCACAGGCAGCTTGCCCACGACGGTGATCGAAAACGAGCCTATGTTGGGTTTCAAGATGAGCGGAGATATCCGTCGTAACATGCAGGGAGGACAGGACATGTGGCGAATTGAAGATCCTCGTGGTTTTGAGCTGGAGATCACCGGCACCAATCTCTCCATGCTTCTTGCTGACACCACGCTGGAGAAGGGAGAAATCCTGGATAAGTGCGTGTGGGCGCGAGAAAACGGACAGAACCTCCTCCTTACGGTGGAAAGCGAGGAGTATGTTGAAGCGGTACGCATGACCAAGATCGCCACCAGTACTGCCAGCTGGAAGGACGTGAAGATCGGCAATACCATCGTCCTGCAGAATGGCATCACCGGCCGGTATCTCGGCCGCATGCACACACTGTCAGTTGTGCAACAGGACATGACGTTTGAATCGTGCAACACGATTGAATCAAGCGACAAGATGCTGCATGTCATCCTCAGTAATCAAACGGAATATAGCTATCCTCCAACTGTGCAGAGAGAGCTTCACCTCTTCGCAAGTCCCAAGCTCAGCAGCATCACCGATCAATCCGAACTATCAGTAGCCGATGCCGAGGTGGCAGCAAACGAGGCCATCAGCAATGAGGATTGCCGTGTCAGCTGTGTCGGATATCGAACCGTTGTTTTAGCAGCGGCAAATCCGATCAAGACCGATAAGTGTAGGCTCATGCTGGTTGATGCCGATGCACCGGCAGATCTTTGGAACACACGTTACTACAAACCTGCCTATCTCGTCCGCATGAAGGATGGCAAGCTTGGTCGTCCACATTCCAATTACAATGGCAAGAACACCGTTTCGTTCGTTCGCGAGGATCTATTCGCACAGGGGATATATTCGCTTGCTACCAAGCCAACCGTGCGATCCCACCATTATTATGGACCTAGTGATTCACGAGACACGGTGACCATTGAAGTTGATCCTGCTGACATCGTCAGCATCCATCATCTTAGGCTGGAAACCGACACCAAGGCTGGCAACACGGTTGGAAATCTGGTTTGATGGCAATGATGTATCGCATCAAGCACACACCGTCCGGTATGTACTTTGGCCCAAGCCGCAGCATCCGGGCCAAGCTCACGGATGATTCCCCTGTTTATGCGCAGATCCCACGATATATCAAGAGCAATCTCAGCAAGGATGGTAAGATATATACCAGGCGACCGAGCCTAACGCAGATCGGAATGCACTATTATACGCACCATCAGGTCATCAGTGCCCGTGACCTTGATCACGGCATCATTGGAGAATACAAGATGCTTGCAGTAATCCCAGAGGAATGGGTCATAGAGGAGATCGCATGATGGAAATCATCATCAGGGATGCACTGGCATTCGACGACGTGCTACTTGAACCGGGATACAGCGAGATACTGCCCGCAGATACCAACCCGGCAGGAAGGTTCAGTCGTAACATCGCCCTTAACGTTCCATTGATATCAGCGGCGATGGACACGGTGACCGAGCATGCCATGGCCATCGCCATGGCACAGGCCGGCGGTATAGGTGTGATACACAAGAACCTTACCATGCAAGAACAAGCAGAGGAAGTACGCAGGGTGAAGCGCTATGAAAGTGGGATGGTGGTTAATCCAGTGACCATCTATGCCACAGAGAATCTCAGCTCGGTCCGGGCATTGATGGAGCAACATGACATCAGCGGTATCCCTGTGATACAGCCCGGCACCAACAAGCTCATTGGCATAGTGACCAATCGAGACGTACGGTTTGCGACCGATCCGAACACTCCGGTGACGGATCTCATGACCAAGGATCTGATAACTGTACGAAGCGGCGTGGGCAAGGACGAGGCACGCGAATTGTTGCATCGACATCGCATTGAAAAACTCATGGTGGTCGATGATTATGGTAGATGTACCGGACTCATCACGGTCAAGGATATTGACAAGGCACATGCCAATCCACTTGGAAACAAGGACGGTGAAGGTCGACTGCGAGTGGCGGCTGCCGTCGGTATCGGTCACGATTCCATGCGACGGGCCGGTGCATTGGTCCTTGCCGGTGTTGATGCGTTGGTGATCGATACTGCGCATGGACATAGCAAGGGCGTGATGGAAATGATAACCGCTCTTAAATCCCAATATCCCCATGTCGATGTCATTGCTGGTAACGTGGCGACGCCAACCGCTGCAAGGGCATTGATCAACGCCGGTGCCGATGGAGTGAAGATAGGCATCGGTCCGGGTTGCTTTGTCCCAGGATCAATTGTCATAACAAACAGAGGCGGTGTACCAATTGAAGATGTTATGATAGGTGATATGGTAACAACTCACACAGGTCAATGGAAACCGGTAACCAACATCTTTACGTTTGACGATAAAAAATCCGTTATCAAGATCAACGACATCGGTTGTACTCCTAAACATGAGTTCTATGTACTAAACAAAAAATGGAAGGATGTGGTTACAGATGAAAATCTGGCGTCATATGCGGAATGGATTACAGCCGAGGAACTTACCAACGACTATCTATTGATTCGGCATGCACAAATTAAATAGCTAAAATAGCTATTGGAGCAGGTAGTATGTTGAATGATATTAGATTAATAGATGGAAGGAAACTGGTAGAATCAATCGGTAAGGCAGGTCGCCATCACATATGGCTTCTAGATGATGGCACCAAGATTGCATCTAAAGACATAGGACCGGTTGATCTCTTATGTGTTAGATGCAATCGCTGGCATCGTATCGGCTCGTTGTACAACAGACGGGATAAGAAGTTATATCAGTGCCATAGCTGTAAAGGGTCTGGCAAAAATAATCCATTCTATGGTAAGAAACACTCTGATACAACAAAAGCGATTATTAGTACCAAAGCAACCGGGCGAAATGTTGGTGAACTAAATGGCTTCTTTGGTAAACATCATAGTGAGGAAACTAAAGCAATTCTTAGAGAGAAATGTGCTCATATTGGTGCAGACAACGGATTCTTTGGTAAGACTCATACACCGGAAACCGTTGAAATCATACGCAGGAAAAACATAGAACATCGTAAATCGTTAACACCCGATGATCTTGATGAAATTCGTCGTAAACAAACACTTGGGCATGCCCGTGCGATGGCCAAAAATCCTGTAGATTACAGAGAAGCTAAAATCAAAGCCAATCGTATATCACTTATGAATCAGCGTCGATTTAAAATCAACAAGATAGAATCCAAGGTACAAGAAATTCTAAAAGAGAATGGATTGGAATTTGAATATTCAATTATATTAGGATTCAAACAGTTTGATTTTGGCAATAAGGACAACAGACTTCTAATTGAAGTGCATGGCGACTACTGGCACGGTAATCCATCTATGTATGGTCCAGGAAAGCGTCCTTTAAATGAGATACAAAAGACGAAAATAAAGGTTGATGCTGAAAAACTCAAATGGGCTAAATCTCATGGCTATACTATGATAGTTGTATGGGAAAAAGAATTATTAGCAAATAACAACAGATGGTTGGAGGAAGTATTAGATGCTTACAAAATACGAACTGATAGAAATTGATTCGGTTGACAGAGTTGACTACTCTGGTCTTACCCACGACCTGGAGGTAGCCGATGACCATTCTTATAACATCAACGGTGTGATCGTTCACAATAGCATCTGCACCACACGAATCGTGGCGGGTATCGGAGTTCCTCAATTCTCAGCGGTGCTCGAAACCTCCGCTGCGTGTGCCGAGCTTGATGTTCCTGCCATCGCAGACGGTGGCATCCGCAGCTCAGGTGATATCGTCAAGGCACTAGCGGCAGGGGCAGACAGCGTGATGCTGGGTAGCATGTTGGCAGGCACTGACGAATCACCCGGTGAAACATTCCTTTACCAAGGCCGTAGCTACAAGGCATATCGAGGAATGGGAAGCCTTGGCGCAATGGCACAGGGATCCGCGGATCGATATGGACAGGCAAACGTCAGATTGAACAAATTGGTGCCAGAAGGAGTCGAGGCCAAGGTTCCGGCAAGAGGACCGGTAAATCTGGTATTGCATCAGATGGTCGGAGGACTGCGATCCGGTATGGGGTATGTCGGTGCGGAAAACATCACCGAGTTGCAACGGCTTGCCACGTTCAGGCGGATAACCAACGCTGGTTTACGAGAAAGTCATGTTCATGACGTGTCGGTCACCAAGAGCGCGCCCAACTACAATCAAGACTGAACTATTCCAACAAGAACGTTACTACCAGGAGGATTAGCGTTCTCCTGGTTGAATTCAAGGGTGCCGCTGGTATTACGTATCAGTAACAGTTTTTTCCCAGGTTCAAGCATTAGCTGTTCAGTGGTACGGGTCGGTATGAGATCGATTGCATGCCGCATGGTGTTTAGTTGCGGATTATCAATCCATGTATTTGCCATCAATGGCATGAGGTCTTTTGGTTCTCGTGCTAGGTTGAGAACATGATTGGCGATCGACAATCTTGATTCGCTGCTCAGTCTACGCATCCTAAGTATCAAATTTTCTGAATCTCGCTGATATCCAGCTGAAGGTATCCATATGCCGTGATTGGTCCTGGCAATGGAATCAATGGTTATCCGTCGTATGATCTGATCATTCCCATCATGATGACCTTCTATCAACCAAAGCTGTTCTTGATCAAACACCATCACACAACCTGTTATGTTATCTCGTAGGACATCAAGTGCCCGAGAAACCGTTGATTGTTCAAGTGCATCACGTATAAGGGCACCATTTTTGCTACGATGTTTTTTCCTGCTAGGAAAATCCGCTATCACCGGCTCAAGGCTTGAACTGATGATGCTGATACCGTTGGAATTCATGCCTTCGGTCCATCTGGTTTGTTCGTCGACTATGGTCACGCACTGCATGTCTCCTATGGCCTTGCGAAGCAGCTCAGTCTCGGTTGGCAGGCTTCTGTCCCTGTTTTTCATTCCAACCCAGCCAACGCCGGGGAATTTCTTGGCCACGATGGTACACATGATCAGATATTTATCCGTTTGACATTTCATAGAAATATGCTATCATGCATGGGTAACATAAAAGGTCAGGCCATGAAGTACGAGTTTCCGCACATCACGAATCTGGACGAAGTCCGTGCCGTGATCAAGGATCTTCCTGAGTTCATCATCGCCGAACGCGATTGGGGATTCGTGGTGAACTATCTGGTGAGTGGTCCAGACACCTTCCCTGGTGTCCACACCGCCGGTGGATCTCCACGCATGCGTGAGGAAGCAACCCGGGCCAAGGCCATCCGCCGCGAGTGCCGTGGCCTGATCTTTTGCAAGAAGACTGAACTGATCACCCGCAGGCCGCTACACAAGTTTTGGAATATCAACGAGCGAGACGAAACGCAGCTTGATAAGCTTGATTTCTCTGCACCTCATCGGGTTTATACCAAGCTCGATGGGTCAATGCTGGTTCCGTTTGAGGTCGAGCACGGTTCCGGTATTGTAAGGTGGGGGACTAAGATGGGTGCTGGCACAGAGGTTGCACTGGCTGCTGAGGTGTTTGTAGCCGACAATCCAAAATATCAGCAATTTGCTGAGTGGTGCATCAAGCAAGGCATTAGTCCAATCTTTGAGTTCACCACTCCGGGTAAGCACAAGATCGTGGTCGACTACCATGCACCAATGCTAACCCTACTGGCTGCTCGTCACATGATCACCGGAGAATATATCGACATTCACGGACCGTGAATGTCGATTCCTCTGCCTTTCAGATGGACTTCTTTTAGGAATGTCAAATTCAGATAGCATCAACTGAACTGCTGCCTCTGTACACCCTAGATTTTTGCTAATTGCACGACAAGATAATTTATTCACGATATAAGATTGGTATAGATAGTCTCGGTTACGAAGATCGGCTCGTCGACGGTTAATATCAAGCTTCCTTCTCCAGTTATGTATCGCCGTAGCAGATACACCGTAGAGTTTGCCAATAGCTGGATCTGAAAAACCATCTTCCACATGCCCAAGAAGGAGTATTTTAAAATCTTCTATGGTAGTACTCATAGACCACGCCGGCGGGCCGTTTATTCCTCGCGGTCCGCTGTTAGCTTCTCTAACAGCTTCTCTGGCCGCAGCTAGTTGCAAGATTGTTGGATTTCTCCGATTCTTACCACCATTATCTTTGACGCACATGCAGTGGTAGGCCCGCAAGGCAGCAATTCTATATTCTCCTATTGAAAACTTTGTCATTATATGATGGACAACAATGTGTTCTTTTGCGGTCAGGGCAGCAATATTGTTTGGGTCTGTCTCTCCGCCAAGACGGAACGATCGAGGCACAATGTGGTGTGACTCGTAATACATGTTAGGTAAAGTTGCACGAGTTATAGCCCGGTTGATTATAGCCACATACCATCTAAAGTATTTGTTAGCTAGGGAATGCTCAGCCAGACAAGTCAAGTAAATATTCATGCTGATTGCTCCTCGAAAGCGTTTAGAGCAGTTGGGGACGGCAATCCCGCGAACTGCATTCGTATTTATACGCTTGACATTGTCCATATCTGTGCTAATATAGGCATACAATAAACAAGCGAGGCACTTATGCGATCCATGATTGAATACCTTGGAATCCCGGTGGTACAGGCACACGATCCGGTGACAAATCCACAAAGCTTTATGAGGTCCATCAAGGACCTCGAAGGAAGCGAGGGTGTTATCATCGTGTGGCCAAACGGACATCGCGTCAAGATCAAAGGAGACTGGTACATTTCCCGGCACAAAGCCAAGGATAAAATCCTGAGGGAGAACGGTTTGATCGAACTGATTCTTAACGACGCCATCGATGATGTCAAGCCTGTACTGGATATTGAAGACCGGCATCGTCTGGAGAAATTTGAACGGGAGTTCTGGCGAGGTGTGCTCAATACCGAGATGTCGTGGCAGGAAGCATATCGCCAGGTGAGAGGAGAGTTTGGTCATGATCGCAAGCAATTCGCGCTGACGCGGGCTACCGATCTTGAACAGAACCTGCGTGGGGTGATCTTCCGGGCCTGGGACAATCCGGATGTTGATTTCCGTGCCGCGGTGATCGATGCGGTTCGCAAGAATATGGGCACCCAGACCAAGGTCAACGAAGCTCGGCACCTCTGGGGAGGTGCCGAGTGGAACTATCGGGATAACGGGGAAGCGTGATGTTGGCTGATCCCAATCTGCCAGAGAACCATGATCGTGTGCTCTGGTGCGTGCATGGCTTTGACTGTTTTCCCGAGATCTTCTGCTGCAAGATCCGTACCCATGCAGAATTTGGTCCCATCATCTGGGGCTACAGCGTGTATAAACGCAAGCCAGGCTTCCGCACCCTGGGACAGAATGTGAACATCTGGATGCAGGACCTCCGGGCTAAGTTTGGCTGTGATCTATTTGAGTTCTATGACGATCACGGAGAGGCCATTGCACGCATCACACGATTGACCACGCCCAATGCAGGAGCCCGATCATGAGCAAGGAACCCTTCCACAGGAAGGACGGCAGCCAGATCACATTGGGTAATGTGCTCAAACAACATTTTGGAGTCCAATCCTGATGGCAAACGATCCTAACCTTGCCCGGGTACAAAAGGCCAAGAAGCTGATCAAGAACAGCGCATATGGTCGTAAACTGCCGCGATCGACTGGAAAATAACAAGCAATATCAACGAATTAAATCTCCATTACCGTATGCTATGTGTGTTGGATAAATAGCACGAGAAACGTTGCATGGAGACGATGAATGTGGTTGTTGAACTTCGTTCCCGAAGAATTGATACGATGGGTGATACACGGGATCGTCGCCCTAGGGGCTACCATGTATCTGGCCAGCACATTCGTGAAAATGCTAACATCGAGATTGGCTCCTGGGATCGCCGCAACGGCAATGGGAATACGTCTACTTGGTGCAGCAATGTTAATAGCCGGCATCTATTTCGAAGGTGGCCACGGTGTTGAGATGGAATGGCGTCATCGCGTTGACGAGATGCAACAACGGTTGCAGCAAGCGCAACAGGCATCAGCAACTGCCAACGCTGCACTCGAACAAGCACAACGAGACAGGGCACAAGCCATCGCCCAAACAACCACATTGATGCAATCCAGGATACAGGCACAGAGAACACAGATCAACAATGCCTGCAGGGTTGATCCGGCTGCGATAGATCTCTACAATCAAATCATTTCAGGACCAAGGGGGCAATCACGATGAAGATCATGCATATCATGGCCCTGATGGCTCTTGCAGGGTGTGGCAAAACCGTGCCGGTCCACGTGGCATTCCCCGAAGCGCCGGCCTCATTGCTGCAACCCGCATCGCCACTGACTCCGTTGCCAACGGACAGGACGATACAACTAAGCGACATTCTCGACAATGCCAACACCAACTATGGACGGTATCATGAGGTGTCGGCAAGGCTGGAATCATGGATACAATGGTATAATGAGCAGAAACGCATTTTCGATGAGGTCAGGTAGAGGTTGATAGAACTCCGTTGATGTGCTATGCTAGATTATCAAAGGAGATCACAATGCCAACCCTCTACATGCTGATAGGTGTGCCGTGTGCCGGTAAAAGCACCTGGGTCGGTAATCAGATGTTTGATTGGACCATCACCGAAATGGTCAGCACCGATGCCATCATCGATCGCCGTGCGGCTGCACAAGGTAAGACCTACAGCGATGTATTCAAGCGAGAAATCAAGTCCGCCACTGCTGAGATGAACCAGACTCTACGGTCTGCCATCTCTTCAAATAAGGACATCGTCTGGGATCAGACCAACGTCACTGCCAAGGCCCGGAAGAACAAGCTGGATCAGATTCCAAATGGGTATCGCAAGGTGGCGATTTTCGTTGCCACGCCTGATCGTGCCGAATTGCAGCGCAGGCTCGATGGAAGACCCGGGAAGACCATTCCGTATAACATCGTCATGGGCATGGTGAGCCAGCTCGAGCGTCCTTCAACCGACGAAGGGTTTGATGATGTGATTGACGCATGATCACCAATGGCAAGGACGAATCCCTGATCATATTGGCCGAAGAGTGCGCTGAAGTCGTTCAGATATCATCAAAGATACATCGTTGGGGACCTGATAGCAACAACAATGGCAGGATGGAACACACCAACATGGATCAACTGATCCTTGAGATCGGTGATCTACAGGCGATGATTGACATCGTGATCAGCGAATGGGAGATAGAGCCATCCTTGATCAAGGCAGCGTGCGATGCCAAGAAGATCAAGCTGGAGAGATACAGCAACCATTTGCGAGGTTATGGATCTAAGCCCACGCTACCATCTTGAATTTCTCCGGTCCGATGCCAAAGAATTGGCATTTCCAGTCGCTCTGGTCAAAAAACCCAAGTCCGTGCCATTCATCCTTGCGCCTTAGCAAGGATGCTGCTGCATCGTTCCAATCTATTGATATGAGGGCGCGTTCAAGGGATAGTTTCATCTCGTTCACCTCCTTGCGATCAAATCCATCATACTCGTAATGCAGTATCTCAAACACCTCGCCATCGGCTCCGGCATAATCCATGGAAAAATCAATACCCCATTTTGGTCGGTACCTTGCCACCTTCCAGAGCAGCGGGTTTTTCCGCGCCCATCCTTCGAGCTGTTCAAGAGCAAGGCCGGCATAACCTTTTCTTTCAAATATCAATGAATGGTTGAGAACGGCCCCACTGGTCCTCAATTCCTGGACGAACCATGGGCGCTTGAGGGCAATATGAGCATGGTTCCTATGTATGCTGTGCCAACCATGATTGGCATGTGAATACATGATCTCTAGTGGAGACAGATCGTATCCATTCTGGTCAAATAGCTCTACCGAGTCGGGTCCAGGACAATCCGTGAGATCAATTGGGGATCTCCAATAACCGTCTTTCTCAAAAGAAACCGTTAACAGGGATACATCGTACATCGTGGATATTTACCAGAGTCGATACCATTATAACGTCATAACATAAATAACAAAAAAGCAAGGAATGTCAATGAACGGGTTTTTAAAAAAACTGCTGGTATCGGCTGTTGTATTCGCTGCCTTCTATCTCTCCGGTTGCATCGCAATCTATTGCGAAGGGCTGCATGACAGTCTTGTTGCTAGCACGGCCGTCTTTGGTGTGAGCTTTGTGAGCATCATTGGTGGTGTTGTAAAACTTTGGTATGACATGTTCGTTTAATCGTCTTGACACAGCTTGTTTTAGTGTTATAGTTTAAACTATGTAGAAAAATGGTAGAACAACAATGCCTGCAACACTGGTTCTCAACGCGGACTACTCTCCGCTGAGCATAATTCCGATCAGCTCCATATCCTGGAAGGATGCCATCAAGATTTCCTTCCTCGGGCATGCGACTCCTGTTGAGTATTATGACGACTGGTCAGTGAGCAGCCCTTCAACTGTGCTCCCGGTCCCGGCCGTGATGATATCTGAAACATACATCAAGAAAAAGCACGGTGTGCGTTTCAGCAGGACCAATATGCTAATCAGGGACAATTTTACCTGCCAGTATTGTGCAAAAAAGCTCAATAGCTTCGACCTCACCGTTGATCACGTGATCCCACGTGTCAAGGGTGGAAAGACCAAATGGGAGAACATAGTGTGTTCTTGCTACGTTTGCAATAGCATCAAGGGTCACAAGACCAAGATGAAACCTGCTAAAATGCCGGTAAAACCGGAATACTGGCAGTTGCTCGATAATGCAAGGAAGATGCCAATCAAGATTCCAAGCGAAACTTGGATCAAATATCTTGGTTGGAATGAATCACTCATCACGGTGGTCAAACCAGATCGAAATTAGGTTGACATTGTAAGGTCTCCTGCGCAATGCTTACGAAAGCCAAGGGAGATATCCAATGTCGACTATTTCGTCAATTCCAGAATCAATGCAGCAACAGCAGGCGCCGGCTGCACCATCGATTTCAATACAGGACCTGCAAAATCTATTGATAGTGGTTGACCTGGCCACTCAACGCGGAGCATTTCGTGGCCCCGAGTTGAGCCAGGTCGGCGTTCTTTTTGATAAGATTAATCAATTTGTCCAGAGTGCTCTGCCAGCTGATGCGGCCGGACAGCAGGACAACATGCAGCAAGCGGGCGCGCCGCCGGCACCGACACCGGTAATGCCGATGACTCCACCGTTTGCACCAAAGGTGGGTGTATAACGAATGAGCGATTTTACCGGAATGACAAAACACGTCGGTATGCTCAACAATACCGGAAAAAACGTGGTGGTTGTTTACATGACATTACCGGGCGACACACATCACGCCCTGGTAGTCGATACCGATGCACTACCTGATTCATACAACGAATCTCTTCGAAAGATCGTGGAGAGTGTGGAAGGTCAGCAAAGCAAGGATCTAGCCGATGTTCTTGGACGTCGCATGAGTCCCGATGGTAGCAACACCACCCTTCTACAGAAATTCCATATGGCAGGCCGACTACAGAAGGTACCCGTTAGTTTGGTGACCATGACACCCCGAAAGGGCGTTAGATGGCCATTGGTTGATGTATTGAAGGCGATGGACGCTACCAAGGCAGATGACCCGGTTGGGTTCAATGACCTCGATCCGGACACACGCGCAGCACTGGCAGCCGATCTTAAGAAATTCAACGTACATGCGAACAATCTCGCCGGAGAAGGTTCCGCCAATCGAAAGGACGAGGCAATTGGTCTCGTAAGACAGGCTGAGCTTCTCGAAGCCGATGCACAAAACATGCGCCAGCGTGCTTACATGATGGATCCTGCGTTGAGGAGGTCCGTGACAAAACGATCCGAAAAACCGTCCGCGATACTTGAGGATCTTTCACCTCTTAATGCAACTGAACCAACAGCCGTTACCACAAAAAAGACTGTTGCGAAAAATAATGACCGTAAGGTCGTTGCTGAGGTGGCAAAGCCAACACCTTCAAACTCGGCCAAGAAGCCAAAGGGTGTTTAATCATGTCCGCTGCTAGGCAGATTATACTAGACGAGATATCAGGAGAGCGTGATCGCCAGTATAATCTGCCCGGCAGCGAGTATGATCAACGACACAGCATAAATGATTGGATAGCTATTGCCTCTCAATATCTCACACGAGGGGCAGATCGCAAGCATACACGGGTTGATCTTGATGAACAGAGAGAATCCCTAATCAAGGCCGCGGCCGTGATAGTTGCTGCACTTGAGCACATGGATAGACCAAAAACAACCATGGCATCCGCTAAATGAAAATGGGCCTTATAGGCCCATTTCTTTTCTTACCGTGGTAGCAGATATGCTTTCTATTTCCTCGCCTAGTTCAATATATACGTCTATTTAGTAATGAATCCAGCATCATAGATTTTATTTCATATAATCATCGATCATTTCTGAAAGGCTTAAGAAATGTATTTTCAATTCATTAGCGGCATCTATTGCCACTTGTCGATGCTCTTTTTGTGTAGATTTATCGCATCTTACTTCCAGATACGTCAGCCACGACCTCAACGTGCCATTCATATACAATCGGCTGCGAGTCATACCTTCTGGAAGTACCGATCTGGCTTGTTCCTTGGCAATACCATTTTTGATTGCCCATTCATAGATTTCACTGGTTTTATCAATCAAATATTTTTGTCTGGCGTCCCACTCAGCTTCAAGAAACGGATCATCTTCAATTTCAACGCTATTCTGTCGATTCGTTGGATCCTGAAGTCTTGCTTCTCGAGTTACAAACCCAAGATCCTTTGTAGGATCCGCATAACGCTGGCTGAACTCCTGGAAGCTAAAGCTACGATGGCGCAATATCTGTCGAGCAATGTCACGTGTGGTATCTATCTGCATCACCACGTTAACCATCTCAAAGATGGAAAAATGCTTATTTCGGAAACAGTAACGTAGCAACCTATCCGATGTTTCAGTATTCATCTGATTGCTAGGGTTTGAAACCCTAGCCGCATATGCTATGAAATCCTCGGCGGTCTCTATCCCATCTATCATGGGTCTGGAAATTGATACTATCCTGGCTGTGTTCATTGATGGCTCCTATTAGCCATCAATAATGCTATCTCGTATCGGTTTCAGTCAATTTTGCGCTTTCGAACCGATGGCCTGCGTTTCTTAACAGCATTGGCAATGGTTGCTTCTGCCACCTCAGTTTCAATTGCTTCGATGAACTTATTTGTCCATCGATTAACATCTCTCTTGATCCTGGTGAAATCTATGGTAATTGAGCAGCTATGGATATAGCTTTGATCCGGATCTAGCATCTTTTCTCTTGCAACGATATCAGCAAAATCATCCGGAGATACCTTGAATTTTGCACCACTCTTGGTGATTATCATGGCATCCATGATGTATCGTGTAGGAGGTTCGGTTCCAAGTATAAGATCGTCGAATATCTCATCCCACCCATCAGCGTTACTCTTGGATCTAGACATGACGATTACCTCATGTGTTGTTATGGAAATATTTACCATCTCATTCGCCTCTGCGTTCCTTCCATTGTCCGGCATATTTGTCAATTCCGTTTCCACAGATCCTTGCACATGTTTTCAAGCGACCGTGCTCTAGATCCTGGCTCCAACCTGCCTTGATCTTAGAAAAAACGTCATTATTAACAACGGCTTGTAATCCGTGTTTGACGGCACTAATGCTTGATATGTCATCCCCGATGATGTTCCAAATTTCGTTTCCGGCATATGGAGCATATAGCTGATTAGCCGTCCAACAACAGGGGAAAACAAGTCCTTCGGATGAAATATAAATGCTATTATCCTCCTCGACCTTGCAGCGTATATGGCATGATCCAAGATATCCATCAATGCTACCATATCGTTCGACCACCTTTGATTGCATCATCATGGCAGGATTCTGCCATTCGGGCGACAAGGGTTGTTCAAGATGATATTCGATTTCGCCGTCGGTGCCCATCACGGGTTGCGTGTCTCTCGGACCAAGGGTCGACGGATCCATAAATCTTGCCGTCCTCTTGGTGGTAAATCTCTCAAATCCCATCGATGCCGATAAGGATCGGGCAGCTTCGATCTCATGCTCGTTATGCCTAAAAACGATGTATTCCCAATGGGCCCGTCCGCCCGCCGCGATGAACCCCCTGGCATTTTCCATGATGGTCTGCCAGTTGGTCTTTCGTCGGTATAAATGATTGGTTCCTGCTAGCCCGTCAATTCCCCATTTAACATGGTCCCCTGGTCTTGACATTAGATTTCCAAGATCTCTCCACCAATCAACCGACCTCGCGCTGCCATTTGTGTGCAACCCAAGGGAGAGACCATCATTTTTGGATCTCAACCATCTCATGATATCAAGGCATTCATGTGCAACTATCGGATCTCCGTAGTTCCCGCATGCATAAACATAATGAAGCTGATCCACGATGGGAGTGAGAATGGTTTTCACATGATCAAGGCTGATCTCGGCCATGGGCAAACGTGGATTTACCTTTCCTCCCCATAGATTCCTGCTACATTGTGGGCAGGCCGCATTGCAACGAGAGGTCAGTTCAAGGTGCAACACCCTGATCGAGACATATTCAAACGCCATGCAACTCTCCAAACAAATTCCTAAGGAATCCAAAATCATTTATCAATGTAAGATCGTCAGCGTGCTTGCCGTACCATTGTTCCGCATCAATCAAGCCCAAGGAACACCATTCTGCATATCTAGATTCGATATTTGGGTTTTTCCATGCATCAAGCCTTCGTTTGGATTCAAGATCTCCATGATCCTTCCTGATGTTTTCCATGAGCTTGATCGATTCGCGGAATGCGCTCTTCCACGATTCGTATGGGCTTGAATTGAACACGGTGGTGGCTATGGTCTGATCCATTATCTTGATCCCGCCAATGCTGGTGGTGAAATCAAGCCACGGACCGGAGTGCGACAGGACGACCGCCTTTGGCCATAACTTTATCGCTCCATATCCATAGCTTAACCCGTTGACAGGGTTCCTGCTGTACCATAGATGCAGATACATCTGATCCCATTCGGGAGGCATGTAGTCGAATTTCCAATCATCATCGGCCACCGTGTCCCCATCCACGGTCCAAAACATCTTGGTAAAAGATTGCCTGGCGCATCTCTGGTGTGCGGCCGAGATCCCTTTTACGCCGTGTATCCTCCTAGCATGTGGCATCCTTGATTTTAGCAAGGACCAGTTTTCATCGGCAGTTGGCTCCTCATAGCTGATGAAAAAAACGTCATACATGCCTTATTGCCATGAAATGCCTGATCTGATCAATGCCCATCCACGGACGCGGCGGATTCATGTAGACCCTCTTGAAAAAACGAGAATCATCCGGTGACAGCAGGGACAGATCAAGGCCCAACTGTTGTGACAGCGTCATTCCAAGGACCTTGCTGCCCCCAAGGGGATCATCATTTTTGATCGTTTCCCAAAGTTCATGCATCTTTCCATAATCGCTGATGATCACATGGTCTTCAGACGACAACGTGGCAAGATGGCATCCCATCCTTGCACCATAAATGGCCCAAATGCCATTCTCAACATCCATTCCAACGCTTGACCATATGCAAAGTCGATTAACGTTGCCAAACCATATGCGATCATGGAATTCTCGAGGGTTTACACGCATCCCGCGATCAAGGCTCATCTTGACCCCTTCCCTAAACCCGGATCTCCATGCCTGCTCGGGAGATCCGTTTACCACGCTTGTGCTATAACAGCCCTGCATCTCGTGATAACCTGGCGACCAACAAAAATCAACCCTCGATGCAGGGTCCTTTGCATTTTCATGGCTGTTCATTCCCATCACAAAGGACTTGCTCCATAGCTTGAGACCTCCATTACCGTACACCAGCCCATTTATGTGATTTCGTCCTGCCCACGTCCATGCATGGTCATGCTGGGAATCATCTATGCTGATCTCAACGTCAAGGAACTCGGGATAGATACGATTATCGCCGTCCACCGTGACGAAAAACTCAGTATCACTCGCACAAGCACAGCTTCGATGTGCAGCATCGAATCCTTTCACGCCGTGTATCCTTTTGGCCCATGGGACCAGATCCACCAGTTCCGCGTATAACATCTCAGCGTTTGGTTCGTCAAAGCTGAGGAAAACGAAATCAAATTCGGATAGCTTATGGTTCATCTGTATCCACCAATGTAGAAACTGTGTTTATCAGCGTCGGCCCAATTGATGCGTATCGTATTGCCGGTCTGTGCCATGTTGGTAAGGTTCCATGATTTTATCAACCAGCTAGGATCATTTTTAATGGTAGCGTACAATATGGACGAGGACCGATTGCCATCAATGGTGATCGTCATCCCCTCCTTGTCCACCGATAGCATCGATGCACCGCCTGACTCGTCAAGCGCATCAAGTGACCAAAATCTGGCGGGTTCTTTTACCGGAACATCCTTCTTCTTTAACAGCATCGACCCATCCACCTCTTCCACATGATAGAGATGCATGTTCTCACTGCCGTCCATGAACGACCCGGCCATTTCCTTGGTTATCTCGATCTCTCGCCCGCCTCCGCTGGACCATCTCACGATCGTCGGTTGGCCAACATCATCATATTCAAGCCACGCGCTTGCCATCTTTGATCAATCCTTCATATGTCTCTATCATTTCATCAGTTAACCAATCCTTGATATGATAATGCAGCGGATAGAACTGCCTGTGGTTTCCAAGCTTGCAATCCCCGGTTGGCGTGAAAAACGTCCTGAGATGGCATCTCCAATCCTCCGAAAGATTTGGATCCTTCCAGCCCTGCATCTGTGTTTTCATGTGCGTGAATGTCGGAATCATGCGATGCGAATAGCTTGCTTGATCGATATCAAGCAGCTTCATGGCAAGGGCAAAAATAACATCGGTGCTCGGGTGATCAGGTCTATTTTCATAATGGAGATAACGCTCAAAAAATCTCTCCCAGTTCCAAAATATCAATGTAGCAAGGGCGAAAAAATCGTACGAAGCCGCAGTCTTCCTGAAATATCCGCATGCGGTGTATGTGTTTGGAAGACCGTTTTTCGTGAAAACCTTTCGATAATAGTCGCTATCGGATTCATTCCCACGCCAATCAAGGACACGATTTGCCCATACCATGTCATTTGGTTGAGATCCAAGATGATTCCACCATGCTGATATGTCGGTAAAGAACAGCATGTCGCAATCCAATTTTATGGTCTCTTGATATGGTGTCATCCATATCGCCTTCCATTCATTTTCAAGCTTCCACTTGCTGTCCTTGGCGGAATCTCCCCATGGTATTTCTATGATGTTATCAAATGCCCATGCATATCGAGGATCAACCTCGAATCCTGGCGTTATCCCGACCGTGAGATATGGAACCTCATTCTGGGTATGCTTAAGGCTCAGGGCTAACGCATATGCCATGCGAACATAATCCGTATCTCCACTGTTTTGTGCGAAAGTGAAAAATCCACGCTGTCTGGAATTAATTGGTGGCATATTCTATTATCCTTGGTGCCATCCTGCCGATGCTCCATTTGTTCATCACATGGACGTTATTTCGTACCTGATGTAGCTTGAAATCTCCCTGAACGGTTTCACTAACGAAGAATGCGTGTCCGTTCTTGAATCCTATCATGTCGTCGTTTTCCGTGGCAACCACGATTTCGGACAAAGGCAATGGGGTTATAGCATCGTTCTCAAATTGTCCACTTATCATGTGCAACGCAATGCTAAGTGCATAATCATTACGGAAATATCCGCTTGGAGAAAAACGGTAGAGATCCTGGTAATATCCGTAGTTTTCCTTGATGAATTTCATCGTTTCAAACACGGCCTTGATACGGTTATTGCGCTTGAAATACATAACCGTTGCCCAATATAGTGGTATGCTCATCTCATTGAATCTTTGATCAAATCCACCAATGTTCATGGCATGACGCAGGTCTCGTATTGATTTATTCACCATCAGATCTTCAACCGAATTCCATGCATTATCAAGGCTATCATCCAATATCAGATAATCTGCATCAATCAGGATCGTTTCGTCAAATGGGCTTAGATCGAAACTATCCGATCTATTTCCATTATAATAAGGTTGTATCTTGCTGCTATACCTAGTATCGTGATATGTACGGACCGATGCATCCCTGTCGATATCCACAACGGTTATATGATCAAACGCTTGAGCAATGAGATCAGCTCCGTGATTATCGGATATCCACTTGATCGTGTCATCAGTGGTTGCTAACGACACGGAGTTGATCCTAAGATGTTTTTTGATCAGCAATGCCGAACAAAGGGCCATTGTGCCATAATCAAGCTCGGTATTATTATACGCATGGATCAAGAATCCTTGGGTCATTGATCACCAGTTTCAAATAAATCATGAAACTGATCCCGCACCGTCCTTGCTTGTTTCAGTTTTCTGTATTCAATGTTATAGTAATTTGTGGCTTCAAAATATTTGCTTAATATTTCTGAATGGAACTCGGTCACATTCGTGATCTCAATTGGATTGCCGTTGATGTCTATCAACACCACGTAATCGTGACCAAGGTCGATCACCAGCTTGGTAAAGTTGATTAGATCAACGGTGGCCTTGAATATTCCACCGTTGACGGCATGCGTGAGCATGGTATCAACCTTCAGCTTGATGTTTTCCTTGCTGTTGAAAAGGCTTACGCGATAATTGGCAAATTCAATGGCCCGTTGCAGTCTATCATCCATGTCAGATCTCCTGCCGTATTATTGGCAAGGATCGCCATGGATTGCAATTAAATCGCGGTGGTCGTCGTATATGTCGGCGATGGTATGGTGAGAGCACCGGACGCGGATAGCTGTGATATGTTGCTGACAAGCGTGCCGTCCAGGACATAGTATGCTATCCCCGATGCGAATGTGGCTTGCACCCTGAGAAGGCTACCATTTCCTCCGTTTGATCCGGTGTAACTCTCGACCCTAGCACGCACCGAATAACTGATCGTGGTGTATCCATATGCCGATCCGGCATGCACAAACAGGGTTGAGAACCCGCTTGGGTTGTTGGTCAATCCATAATATCCCGTCGAGTAAGCGGTACCACCGGAACCGGTGTAGGTCGTGGCACTGGCTCCGATCTTGATGGTCCCCATGTCCGACAATAGCTGTGTCATGGAGTCATTCAGATGATTGGTGGTCCCACCGGAACGATTGGCCGAAAGATATATCTGCCCACCGCTATTAAAGAAATAGCGTGCCGAATCTTCGTTGGAAAACGCAACCGTGAATTCATGGGTGACGGACGAGCTCCAGCTGGTCGTCCGCGTGCTTGATAGCTTGGATGAAAGAGACATCTGCCCGATGTCGTAAAGATTTCGGTTGGTATCAAGCGTTGAAATAAGGGTCGCGAGATCCGCCCGTCCTCCGGTGCCATCATAAGCATGTATGATGTCTCCGGTTGATACGTTTGAAGGTATGGTTAGCCCGCTTCCGGTATGCGTGTTGATGGTTGACATCACCGAGAACATGTCATTCCATTGGGACGCGGCAATGCTGTTGCCGGCAATCACCGATGGCAGCGATGTCGACACTTGTCCATAACCTCTTGTACCATACCCAACACCGATCAGCGCCGCTAGCTTATCCGTAGCGGACGAATCGTTAGAATATGCCACGTTTGGATCAACTGATCCTCGAAATCCCATGTATTGGGATGCCAATATGTCTTGCCCGGTGGCATACGTCATGTCAGTTCTTGCCTATAACTACTTCTATCAGTTCAACTGAATCCGTGTTCTTGTCAACAAGCGAACGGCCAAGAACCGCTAGCGGACCAAAATCAGGATTCCATGCGCAGGCCGTACCTTCCACGACCGATGCCATGAGGCGCTGGCCCTTGTAAACGGGGCCGGATACCTTGCACGGAACACGTCCAACCAGCGCAACGGCCGGATGCGTGGCATCGGTTCCTGCATCCTTATTCATGAGATATGCTGGCTTTGTTGACACCACGCCAAATACCGCGATATCGCCATCATTCCTGCATGCGGTCACTTCTGCGGATCCACCAAGGCTGACCACCGTGCCCGGAGCGTATTCGGCATCAGCGGCATATCGCTCAGCAAGGTCAGCGTACTTGGCCGAACTTGCGGTTCCGACGAAGTTTTGGGAGTAAACGTTTGAAAATCTAAGTCCCGAGCTTCCCAGATTCCAAGAAATATCAGCCGACGGAAGGTTGGTTTGGGTTGACCTGAAAGTGGTAGTGTCGCCTGCTATACCGGTGCCCGAAATGGTGGTGTTGAAATTGATTCCAGGAGATATTGATGCAAACCCTGTGATGCTAGGGCTGGGGGTGAACACAGCATCCTTGCTAATGATGGCAAAAAGGGTTCCACCAAGCACCACCCTCCACACCTGGTGGGCGTTGGTACCATCTGAAATCCTTGCTGCTTCAAGCGTGCTGTATGATGGTATTGCAGGATTGATAGGGTCTGTTCCAGCTGGACTTCCAAGAGGGCCTACCAATACCCATGCGGTTCCGGTCCAGACATTTAGCTGCTTGTTGGTCGTATCAAACCAGAGAGCACCCGGATTGGCGCCCGAACCAGGTGCGCTAGCCGATTGTAGCGTTCCTCCTGCTGCTAACCATGTTGATCCGCTGTAAACCTTGAGTATCTGCTGGGCGGTATCGTACCATGCCTGCCCGGTGACAGGACTTGTCGGTGCGCTAGCACTTGCAAAATTCTGCATGATCCAGAGCATGTTCTCATTTACCGGCTCTCCATAGTTTAGATAGCCGTGACCTGGAAACTTGATGCTAGAGCTGCCGGTGTTAATGCTGCCGTCCGCAACAGTAGCCAATAACGTCCCGTCATAGTTGAATATATTAGTAGCCATCGATGTTGCCTTTATCTATGATGCTGTATTTATCCATCGTCAGACCGTTTGGATCCGGATGGTGTAGACGATTTCGATCTGACGATTGAGACTTTTTTGAACGGGACTGAAAATCACATGTGTTAGAAGGCGTCCTTCACCAGTTGGATCATATGCCTTGAGTCCAAGTTCGTTGAAAACATACGGACCAGACAGATTGGTTGTCGTATCAAACGCTTCTTGGCCCGCAGGCTCGCCAATACCAAGATTGCATGTGATTATCACATCGCTGTATGTGGTACCGGATGTATGTGCCGTGGTTATATAGTTCTTTGTTGGATCCACATTCAATGGGCTCAGATCGTTGACACATTTAATGTAAGTCTGGTTGTAGAGCTGAGCCGATGTTCCTATAACATTTGGAGGCAGATAAGTGATGGTGCCTATCCCACTGACCGTGGCAGCACCATTTCCAAACACCATGTCCTGTATCCAACTATCGGTTCGATTGGCTATCGTGTGTGCAAGGGATATTGAGAAATTCTCATAGTTAATAGCGTTGTTTTTGTCAACCAATATCTCACCTGTCAACACATCTCTTATGATAACATGTCCTTTGACGGACTTGCCTATTGTTTCTTTCATATGATCTCTCATCATGCTCGCTTGTTGACCAACATCTCGCCAGAATCTGGGTCTCTTATTTTTAGATTACCATAGACCATGACACCTGCGGTTTCATCGCATGGTGTCTGCTTGGTATCAACATCATCTTTTCTGTCATCTGCTGCCATGATCTATTTATCCACCAAACGAGTGGCTGAGTATGAACCTAGCTTGGGTCGAGTCGTTGTATTGGAGACCGTTTGGAGATGGTTCCCAATTATATCCCCATGGCATGCGAACCGCATCTCCAGCATCAATTACCGTGCTTCCTGAAACATGCGAAAGATTGGTTTGCACGCTGTCAACGTTCAGTGCCACTATCTTGACGTTTTTGTAACCAACCTGGGGCGGAGTTGAGAATCTCACATAACGTCCACCTGGCAAGTCCACAAACACATAATCAGATCCTTCCACCATGATCATGTCATTTTTCCACACGGTGGTTGAAAGTGCCTGGGTGGCAGATTCCGTTGCAAAATCAACCGTATATCCATCACCATTATAAAATAGTGCGTTATAACGGCTTCGAGGAGTTCCGCTTGTTCCATTCTGATTACGTCGTATTCCAGTTAGGAACGCCCTTGATGGATGCTGCGTTGTCGGTGCCAACTGTATTTCTCGATATCCAATCATCTCGTCGTTTATGTAAACATATCCTATTCCGTTGTGTGTTGGGATTGAGACGGTATCATAATTGGCAATCTCAATGGAACTGCTGTAGGTATAGACATTACCGAGAATCGTTGTTTCTCTCATTGGATCAATCACGGTAGATATGATCTGATCTCCGCTTGTTAGCGTCCTCCATGCGATCGCCGGTCGTTCGGGTTTACCGGTCATGTAGCTTATTACCACTTTCCTGACCATATCCCATCCATCGGTATCCCACGCTGCCCTATCCCACCCATCGGTGGGTGTTAGCTCAACCCGCATGGTTTCTCCTCTCGGCATGTCCCACTGGTACGTGTCCCATTCTATCTTGCTCCATCCATTTACCGCCGGGGCACGGGTAACCACGTAATCACGACCAGGGACCATGTGTTTTCCATCAAACCAAACGGATATGGTTGAGATGTCATATGGCATGGCGGCCAAGATGTAGATACCTGTTGTGGTTTCGTCAAACACCTCCTCGTGGAATTCATAATCCATGTCCTGGCTATAGGTTGTTACCAGGACCGTGTCTCCCGCAACTATGCTACCTGATTTAAAGGTTATGTATTGCCCGGATATCGTGTATTCAGTATCAGGTGATGTTGCAACTATGGTTATGTTGGATCCTATATCCGGACGAGATGAGAACCATATCATGTTATTTGATATCAGGTAATCAACTCCGCCAATCAAATGGACGCTGTCCACGAATATTTCCACGCTTGCTCCGGTAAGATCAATGGTTATCGGATATTCAAACGGTGAGCCCAGACCGAGTATCTGCTGTATCAGAGGTGTTTTCATCAACTTTCCATTCTTCCTAACCGTTGTGGACACACATGTCGGCAAGGTGCTATATGGTTGTTGAGAAAGATGATAAGTTAGCAACAATCCATCCGTGATGGATAGGACCGTTTCAACAACTGTACTAAACTGCTGAGTGTCAAACGCGGTGATGACAACAACCGATCCATACGCTGGTGCCGGCAGCAATCTTATTCCGTTGGTGAGCAACGAGTTTATCGGAGTAAGTACCCCATTTATCGTAACCAACACGCCCGCAAACGGTGTCGGTATCGTGAAATCCGTCCTGGTACCGTTGCCAACGTACTCATATTTTTCCATCTCGCCGGTGTAGTCAACGTTAACGGTTAATCCAGTTCCATTGGTGTTTGTTGCGGATCCATATCCAACCGGCAATTGAACGAGAGGTTGCACAGGTAGTCTTGCCCAGAGTCCTGGTAATACCACACCCAACAGATCTACTCCCCAAACAGCATCTATCACCGCGTCAACATTGATCTTCTTTTTGGACCGATTGGTTTTCCAAGAATAAGGTGAATTTGGAGTTACCGTCCACGATCCTGGAGATAGAACGGATAGTCCTAGTATTTCTCCCATTGTTCCAACACTGATGACCTTAAGTACCGTGTCGGAGGTACTGGTACCTCCGGTGCCAGTGAGTATCAGCTGGTTACCAACCGAATATCCTTTACCAGGATTGGTTATCCTATATCCGGATGCTTGAACCGAGATAACCTTGAGGACCGTTGGTTCTATCCCAATGGTGGTTGCAAGCTGTATCGTATCACCTGGCTTGTAATTTCTGCCAGTGGCAACAACATATGAATTTTTAACCATACGTCCGCCGCCACCACCATTTCCTATACAGGTAACCGACAGGGTTCCAGGGGCTGGCGGATTTATGAATACCATGTGGTTGGTATCATAGTTGATGACAAAATCCCCCGATACTCCTGCCACCAACGGAGTTCCATCAAGATAAGCCATGACCGCTTGATCGCTCTGAGGAGCGATCAACAGGTCAAACTGGTCGCTAAGACCGTCAGTTATATACACACGGCTGCTCACAAGAGGGCGGTTACCTGCCGCCCGAGAGGTAACATCCATCATTAGCGCATCCCTGGCCTTGAATGGATACAGCTCTTCTGGATGGTCATCGTCAACATTTGGTTGTATGAATTCATTGCCTTCTATCACGTGGTCCGATTCGGCAAGCGGTGCTGGTTCAAAGGTGGTTCCTGCATATAGAACATATATGTTAGGAACCGAACTGCTTGAAGGCGGCGTGACAAACTCAATCTCTTGGCATGCCCAGTCAATTTCAATCACGGCATGCATGCCCGTTCCGGGATAAAGAAGAGGATAAGATGCTGGATATGGACCAGGAAGGACCGTGGAATATGACCCGGTACCAACCAGTTCAACGTCTGTGATTGAGCCATGATTGGTGGAAAGAACCTGTATTCTTGCAGAGATCACACCGGTACCAGCCGTTACGTCTAATAGGTCACCTGGTTGATATCCAAATCCGCCCTCAATTATCCTAGCAGAAACCGCATGTGTTGGCACTGTCCATTCAAGGGCGTAGGTTCGTAGCTTCCCATCTGACCATACGACCATGCTGTTTGGATTAACGGCATGTCTCAGAAGAGGGAACCTCCTTGATATGCCGTTTCCGATGGCACTATCATAATTTGGTATCGCACCACCTTGTATTATCTGATCAAGATATGCTTCGATCGCAGCCTTGTCGGCATCCCATCCGATGAATCCCCAAGGAGAATGTCCCCACCCTTCCTGCATGTTAAACCCAAGTGCTGATAGAACGGTTCCTTTATAAACGGCGCCGGATATGAGATCAGCAACTATCTTTGGAAGCATGCCAGGCGATGGTTCGTAATACTCCTCAATTCGTGTCATGGCACCAAATGTCTGATCGGTTGATTCACTTTCCCATCCAAACGAGGACCATGCTGATCCCCATCCCGGAACAAGGGCAGGTGTGCTTATACGATCAAAAACAAGGGTGGTATTGAGATTTCTTATAAGCTCAGGATTTGAAATGTAGTTGTCTTTCCACGACTGGTAGGTATCATAGTATGCCCGTTCAGCAGTTCCTTCACCGGGCATCTCGGTTAATGGATCGGCAAGCCATCCAGGTGGTGCATCAAAATCAACCAAAGATACGCTAGAGGTGTCGATGGAGGACTTTCCATATACAAACTCTCGTATCTTTCCGTGATATGGCTTAGCCTCGTTAATGAATCCTATTATGCTATCGATGGTATCGGCTGCAAACAAAGAGTTTTTTGCCAAATCCTGGTTGAATCCCTTTAGCACGATATTGCTGGTTTTTATGGCCCAGTCAATTTGGTGTTGTTCCGAAATGGCATAGCTGATCATCGAGAAAAACAACGTGTTTTTTTCTATTGAATTTGGATAACCATAAATGGCGTTGCTTATACCATCTATGATGTTACCAAACTCAACCGACGCGGTAAGATCAAACGGGGCATAATCAAACGCGGTCCCATCAAATCCTCCAAAATTCTTGCTCCACTTGTATATTGATGGAAGTATCTCAATGTTTCCATCCTGTTGTCCAACTAACGTCCATTTTCCAGAGAATGAGAATAGTTGCCATTTATTAACACCATTATTCAACACCTTGACCACAAATCCAGAATATGCATTTTCAACTGTTGATAGGTCAGCAGGTGTTTGTACCGTGGCTTTGATCGTAGTATAGGATCCATAACCGGTCATGTACCAGTCCACGTAGTTCCAATAATTAGCGGTATTGTATCCTTGTTTACGTATCAGCTCCCATTCAACACCATTCGTCTGGTATTCCCACATGGTCCAGAGATTTCCGTTCTCGCTGACCGGTTCAACCAAGACCACCTGGCCCGGGACGATGGCACCAACAAGCGCGTCGCGCTGTAGCATGTCCTGAACCCTATAATCCCAGTTTCCAGACTGAGGAGGAATGGGCTCAGCTGCGTAGAAATAGTTTTCCCACCCTGCTTTTGATGCATCATCTATCAATGGCGTTGCACTGGTGGATAGTAACTGGTTTGTCGTATCAACAAAAACCTTGCTTGCTGCAACCCTGTCCATGAACCAGCTCTGACGAGGACGAATTTCGGTTCCATATTTCTGTAGGTCATTAAGATGGTAATCAGGTACATCATTGCCAAGTCCATCAAATGTGATAAGACTGGTTTTGACCTTATCCCACAATTTTGTGCTGATGGGACTCATTGAGTCGCCTTCTCTCACAAGTTCCCATTCACCATAGATATTGCTGTCGTTTGGAGTTGATGTGTAGGTTATCTGCTGTATGGTCCGTGTGCCGTTCAGACGAGATGCGTAGTTTCCTATGATCAGGCTATCGTCTGATATTGCAGCCCACCACGGCTTGTCGTCAGTGCTAGGCTGCTCTATTAGATTTGCTATTTGCTCGGTGGTCAATGCTCTCGATGGCGAAGCCGGAGACATTCCACTGTTTTTAACCCAGAAATAATAATATGTCGTGCTAGTACCGTTTGCACCATATTCGATTAGTTCTGTCCAGCTTGGACTGGTTGGATTTCGTATGCTTCCTGAAGGGATATAACTTCTGCCGCCGTCTGTGATGCTTTGGCCTTGCGCAACATTGCTAGACCAATCTGAAGGCGGTATAGGGCTTCGTATCCATTCATAAACATCAATGCTTGTTCCAGGTGCAATCTTTCCCCATTGTTGCATCCTATATTTTCCGTCACCTTGTTCATAATCAATGTACCTTACGGCGGATAGGTCCCACCAAACCTGCCCTAGTTGGGCACTGCTCCACGATTCGGTTGGGCTTAATGCGTACTTGGTGTTGTTTCCATTGTTATATTTGGCCGGATCGTAATCAGTCTTGTAATTGATTTCAGCATCTGCCCTACCAGAGATGAATCCCTTTGCTGGATCATAATAATTGAGCGTTGTTAGTTGCATTCCAGAGATGGAGTCAAAAAGCTTGTTCTGCTTGATCAATGACGCGTCGACCTTGTATTCTTGTTGCCTAAACGCCGTCCATCGTCCCTGGGCTCTCTTGTAAACCGTCCATGCACCTTCCACGATTCCGCCATCATCAACGTATGCAAGGTTGCCATCGATCCAACCACCCGGTGGTTCTCCGCTATCTCGAGAAAATACATCTGCAAATCTGGTCGGACGATAGACCATTATGGTACCACCCGTTCCTTGTTCATAGGTGGTAACATCTATCTGGAATGTCAGTGGTGTTACCGAACTAACCGTGTATGTTCCATTTATGGCAGAAACTCCAGAAATACCATAAATGATGCAGATGTCACCATCCGACAACCCGTGTGGGGATGCCGTCGTTATAACGGTCGGTGCTCCTGATATGTTTGAAGGTATGGTAAGATCCACCTGTGCATACGCTGGTGTCAGGACCCATGTCATCCATGTCCCGGTGTTGGTTATGAACTGCCACACCGTATCCCTGTTTTTAACAGGAGTTGAGGTTGTTTTCTGATTGTCGTACAGTGCTAGAAGATCAGACGACGTGGCTGCTAACCATGTGGTCTCACCGAGCATGGCATAGCCAGTGGTCGGATTGTCCGTGCTAGTGTTCGGTGCATATGAGGATCTCAATGCAAATTTCCGATCAATGTAGCTTTCAGGTGGTGTTACCATGAGGGGGTCACGGGGCACTATATCAAGCACGTCATCATTGGCGTTGTCGCCGTCGTGATTTCCAAACAGTCTTATACGTTGAGGATCGTTGACCATCCTATCCTGCGGCAGTCTGATCTCAACCAGATCGTTGAGATCCGTGGCACCATATCGACCAACACGTAGAAGCCATTCCTCATAATACTCAAACGTGCTTTTGGCCGGCAATATTGAGGTATTTCTCAGCAGGCTGTCAAGCGAGGATCTTGTACCTTTTTTCTTGATGAACCCTTGATAGAATTCAAACTCCGTGGCATCTTCAAGAAGGAGATTCTGCATGTAATCTCGATTTTGATAGCCTATCATGTGCCGAGAGATATCAGAAATATCCTTTCTATCCACTACGCTCTGCTTAGATGTTCTTTCAATCAATGCACCCGTGGTTTGATTTATCTCGGAATAGTTCTTTGGCTGGTCAATGTTGAAATACTTCCTAAAATCGTCGGCCGTTTTTTCAAAGTTGCTGGTCATCGTCCAGGTATTGCTGGTGGTATTCTGTGTGATGATGTATCCAGGTGCATCAACCCGACCATTCCAGTCGTTTGTCCTATAAGATAGTATCTTGATCCTATCCTGTTTGAGATCATACAAGGGCTGATAGATGACGTCATTAAAAGAGGTCAGGTTGTCAAAAAACACGGCGTGTTCAATGGTAGTTCTGAAGAGCCTTAATCCATATACACCTTGATCGTTGGTAGCGTTAACCGTTATGGTACCTTCGTTCCTTGACACAACAACGTTCTGCGGTTGTATCGGCATTCCGGCTCGATCAATCACAGGATAGGTTCCGGCTACTATGCCATTAACATATTGTATGTTACCAAAGTCCTGCTTGAACTTGACCATGTCTGCTGACGGACTCAACGCGATGAAAGTACCGTTTGTCCACGATCCTTGGCTCCAGAAAAGGAACTCCTTTGCGCTCTGGAACCAATCCATCATGCTGTTTGAGTCATTTCCATATTGATCAAACACCCACCCTTGGCTGATGAGCCAACGACCATGTCCTATCAGGAAATCGTACACTTCCTGCCGGCTGGTAAACGTGGTGCCATACGGGATCAATTTTGTGGTTTTAAGACCCGTTGTGTATTCAATAACTCGTTGGTTGCCGATGATCACGGTGTTTTTGGAACCACGTGTGTTGGGAGGAATTATGGTAAAGGTTGGATAGATGACGTTGTATCCATATACCTTCCATCCATCTTTTGTTTTCTCAACCATGACACCACCATAGTAACTCTCCCCTATGCTGGTGCTGCGGTAAAGGTAGACCTTGATGTTTTCGCTCGGTATGAGCTGGCTGTTGTAGCCAACCTGTCCAAAACTATCAACAAGACCCCTAAAGCTGTCCGCATTGACATATCCTGCCATCCTGTGTGACAGCTGAACATCCGACCCCCGTACAACATTTCCACAATAATTGGTAACATCCAATCCTTGGCTGATCAGGTATTCGGATATCCAATGTTGCAACCCGCAGCTACCAAAATAGGAAAGAGAGGTTTCGTTTGGAATCACGATACCATTGGATATCAGGCTAGGATTCTCACGGTGAACATAGAACTGATTGCTCGATCTGCGAGAATTGGTGTCAATGTAAATCCATTGATCATTTACCGTTTCTGAATACGCATCCATGGTTCGTGTTATGTCCCATGTGTATTCAACAAACCTAGCCGGTTTCATCAGATATCCAAGCTGTGCTTGAACAAATCCATAATCCTGCGAATTTACCCATGTGCTTTCAATTGGACCGCCGTCACCAAATTCCCATTCAGCTGCTGCATCGTGAACGGAAGGCAAGCTCGAAATGCATCCTGCCTGATATGGAGCCAAAAGGTTTCCTTGGTCATCAACTGGTATGCAATCCAGCAAGCCGGGACGTTTCCATTCCTGATGAATTCCTTGTCTCGGACCTTGGCTAACATGCCCATCCCGAAGGTCTTCCCACATCAAGGTGTTTCCACGGGTGTAAGGTGCTTCACCATATTGTGAATCCCACCAGGTTGGTTTTTGTGAAAATCCTAGCATTTCCCATGGATGGGTGTGAGGCCTGTCAGTATCATAAACCCATCGATATATGCCCTGCCAGTGTCCAGGTACCAATGACCCGTTCCTGTCAGTCATGTTGCTGTAGTTCCAGGAGAATTGATCGTCAGTGTCGTAACCGGTATTTGCCCGATAGTCAGCCTGTGCTGATATCACCCACTTGTCAAATGCACCCCTTTGTAGTTGCAGATGTTCGATCCTGGTATAGCTGCTAGTTCTCCATTTACCCGGCGAATACGTCCTAACATCAAACACATATTCTGCTTCTGGGTTCTTGTATCCAGAAGGAAGGCTGGCATAGAGATCAAGCTCAAATTGCAACCATGCAGCAGCAATTGGATTATCGAGCTGCTCGGGATTGCTAGTCGAGACCTGGCCGTGCAATATAGACCCGAGCTGTTCGCCTTGTTGGTCAACCATCACGATCCTGCTACCATCGTGCGTTTGTATCGCCATCCGTGGGGTCTTATATGTATCATCCATGTAAACTACCGGATAATACGACGGTGTGATTCCTAGTCGGGCCGACGTAGCCGGGACATAGGTAGGACTGGTGCTTGGTATCGAGCAATATGATCCCGGAACACCGGATGGTCCACTATTAGCCCACGGACTGCTAGAAGTCTTTCCGATGTTTATCTGTGCAAGTGCTGATGACACCCATTGGCTGATCATGTACGGATCACACCCACCAGCAACATATGAGGCAGAAAATCCTTGTTTTGTGCTCAGATTGAAGAGGGTTTGTATGAATCTTCCATAAAATCTCTGATAAGATCGCTGGGCATATTGCATTGCCATCATTGGATCAGATGGACTTATGGTGCTTATTATGTCTGATAGAGGGGTGCTATTAAGCACGGCAAGCTTTAACAGAGTAGCACGATGGTTCAATATGCTACGACCAAGATGTTTCATCTGTGCGGTATCCCTGTAATTGTTCTGTCCAAGGGGTGTGCCGACAATGCCTGGTTGATTCTCTATGATCTGAGTAAATTGTTGTAAAAACTGGCTCCTGCTAACCTGTGTGACCGGAAGATTGTTTGGGTTAGCACTGAGATTGCTTGGTATCTCGTAGAATCCAACCATGATGTCCGGAGCGATTGTATTCCATGTTTTGACTATCAGCCGTGAACCATCTGGTTGGGTAGTTATTAGATTTATCATCGAACCCAGCATGGTATAATCAGTTCCTTCTACCAATTGGATTGTCTGACCATTTGGTGTGATGACGCTGGCAAATATAGTTGGTAATCCCGTTGCAGATCGAGCAGCAGGTGCTTGGTCAAGAATGAAGGAAGTCGTTGGTGATACTATCACGAATTCGTTAACGATGTACTGGCGGCTTGATTCAGGCGATTTGTACCACGAATTAACGTATTCGTCGGTGGATTGCATCGAAATCTTCGAGAATAGATAACCCATGTAGGTTGTTTCTGTACCACCAATGACATACGAAACGGTATCAATCTCAAGATCATTGTTGAACACAAAATCTCCAAATTGATCAAGCTTGGTGTTGATGTTTAATTCGGAGTCAACTGCCTGATTCACATCCGTTGCATAGCTGAACACCTTGCTGCCTGCAAAACTACTTCCTGGATAAATGCTAGGGTCGTCCATTGCATTACCATCCACATCGTACAGCATGAAAAGAGGTGTTGAAGCACCAAATTTTTGTTGCCCGTCAGTCCGCCATGTGTTTCCATCAAAATAGAGATTTTGATCCTGGAAATATCCAAACGAGATCGAAACCCTGCTGCCGCGTTCTGGATAACTCTCTTCGATCAATGCAATCGGGGCGGTATTGTATATGACGATCTCGACCACTCTACCAGCGGCTACCGGTGACACCATGGTTACTTGTTCGCCCGTCCACGAATAGGTCAAGGGGGATTGTTGAGTTCCATCAATGTATAACACCATGTGATCAGTTGAGTGTTGATAAGGAGACGTGACAAACACTGATGTTGGAACAGAGACCGGATATCTAAGTGTTGCGGGTTCAACCGTATCTATCGACACACGATAGATACGGTTGTTCACCTCCGGATCCGCGTCATTTAAGACAAGGATACGCATGCCATCCCTAAGAGGTATGCCTTGCATGACATAAGATTTTTGTCCAACTATGGTACCAAACACATCTGACAGGGTATTATCAGCAAGATCCACCGTTCCTTGATCAATCCAACCATATTTCCATATCTCAATTCCAGCGTCAAATTCAATTATCGGGCGCCTGGCCTGGAGAATGGATGGGTCAGGGTAGATGGTCTTTGACAATCGAACAACATCAAGATGGAACCATCGATTTGACCTGCTCCACTGATTTCCGTCAGGGCTCATTCGAGAAATGGTAACGTAGTTCTTTTCCTCCAACGCGGCACCCGACCAAGATTCCACATCCCATGGAGACGAATCCCAACTGGGAGATGCGGAGAACGTATTTTCTGATAGTTCAATCCCTCGGCCAACGCCCTCGACAAACCATTCTCGGCCGTTTATATCAAGGGTGAGATCATTCATAGGAACTATCTTGAGCCCACTGGTAAAATCAAGCATCGTGGTATCAATTGAACCATTTCCGTATCTAACGGCACCGACATACGTGTATGAGATATTGCCCGTGGCGTCATTTAACAGATCAGTTGTATCCAGTAATTCTATCGCATCTGGACCATTTGGCAACCAAAAATAACTGGAAAAATTGGTAAACTTATCCAGATCAATTGGTGGACTCCATGAATAGTATTCTTGATCAAACAAGCGGTCATGGTTGTTAACCAATCCTCCCTGGAATCTCAGCTGTCCGATGAGATCCTCGTAGAACATGGCATGGGTGATCTTACCACTGAGAAGATCCGTACTAACCACCGTCGGGGATAGCTGGTAATCCGACCGAGATTTAGTCGGTTCGTTTATGTAAAAATCCTTTGCCGGATCATACCATGACGGACGATTTCCAATGTACCCGCTAAGAAATTCCACGCTTTCTGGTTGGAAAAGATGGTCAACCGTTGCAGCAAAGATCTTTGTTAGATTTTCTGTCTGCAGGTAGCTCGGGAGTAGCTCTATATTGCGACGCTTATCAGCCATTGCTTATTCCTAGAACGCTTTCGGTGAGTGATGGTACTATTTGGACATCGGTTACCCGTGCTCCACTAATGAATATCTCGTCGGCATCGCACGCGATCTCAAAGAGATCACCAAATTTTGCCTGTGCGTTTAGTGGTGTTATCACCACCGATCCAACAATGGTGGCAAGAACCTGATGTATGTATGCAGCCAACTCCGTGAAGAAAAAACTCTGTCCAAAATCCCAGTTTGAAAGGCTGAAATATTGGTTTACGGCCTGTATTACCAAGCTCTTGACCTCATTATCAGTAACCGTGGTCCCGGGTGTTTTGACAACCTTGAATTTTGCTTGATATTCTGGTGCGGCCTGGCTACCAACGATCACCTTGTAACTAACAGGATGCCATATCATCTGATCAGTCATCTGCTTGTATTGTTCAAGGTCAACAAACGCCGCCTTGAGCTCAGCACTGCTAAGTGGCTGTGGCATGGTTGCCATGCTACCATTGGTGGCTATCCAATTCCTGAGATCAGTATCATACGCGGAAGTTAATGTGTACATATCGATTATGTTCATAACCGCCGGATTGATGCGCTGATCAGTCGGAGCAAAATGCTTCCACAAAAAAGAAAGATTGTTTCTTCCTATTCGCATCTTATAATCCGGGGTCACATCGATAAAGGTATTTTGTGCATATTGATAGAAAACGCCATTGCTGATGATGTATGCCACTTCACCGGTTGTCCAGTTGGCATCAGTCGGAGTTGGTAACAATCCTGGATTTGAATAGATGCGCGACGTTGGTATGACAACCGGATACCAATACTGGTATCCATCGGACGAGGTTTTCCTATTCCAGAATATCATCCTGCTTGGTATCATCTGCGGATCGACTATTTCATTAAACTCATCCGGGTCGTCTGGAATTCCATAGTTGTCTCCTTCCCACATCGTGAGACGCACACTGCGAGGATCAGCAAATCCGTCTGGATATATCTGTTGTCCAGTGATTTGCCATAGATAATCTTGAGATAGTGCTAAACCGGTTGTTGAATCCGGATTGATGCTCAAAACACTGACATAATCAAGCTGTGCCGTATTGGTATTTGGATCAAACACCTTCTTCGTGTTTTCAAAATAAAAACGATTTTGTCTCTCGCTTTCAAAGATGTATCTCATCGCACGAGAATATATCCTCCACCCTGCACCGGTCCACACAACCTTGATCATCCAGCTTGCATCCTTATTGGTGCTACTGGTATTTCCAGCAAAATCAAGGCTAAAACTAGAACTCGCGCTAAGATTATCCGACGTGATCACCTTCCATGTAAGATCAGATGCATTGTATCTGACTCCAAAAGTAACATGCTTCTGCAATTGTGCCGCTATGGCAATGCTTTCATCCTGTGTAAACGTGGTACGGAAAGATGCGATAACATATGATGGCTGGTATCCCTGTCCGAGAAGCGTGCTAATGGTTATGGCACCTTCTCCGCCCGACACCTTTCCGGAAAGATTGATACCAGTACCATCGCCGATGACACCTATCAATGAAGCTAGGGTGTTTTTTCCGGTAGATGGATTTGAAAACCCAACCAATGATCCTTGCGTTACATATTGAAGCGGGCTGTTGACCGGCGCGTTTGTACCAACGGCAACAGCAGTAGATCCGGTGAAAAAAGCACCTGTGCAACTGGTAGTAAGGCTCGTGATGGTCTTCCATACGTATCCAGACCCAATATCCACGCGGGGATAGCTGTAATAAAAGAAATTCTTTAGCTCAAGCGCCTGTGTTTGGCTATTAAAGCTGCCATTGACCAACGGCTGTATCTGCGTATTGACAACAACCAATGCATTGGTTCCAGGGGAATTGACCACGTCTCTCATGTTGAGATCGTTTTCCATGTAAAGGATTCCGTCAGTTCCAAAAACATTCAGATCGTTATAGCTACCGGTAGGATCATTTAGATCAAGGTATCGGCTCTGTCCGCTATAAACACGATTCACAGCCTTGTTCTTTAATATCCTTGCATCCTGCAACGGAAAGAGATTGTAATCTTCACCGTTGACCATTCGATCCTGGGTGTAGTATGTCTGGGGAGCGTTCTGTGCAATGCGATAGTTATCCTCGGTGCTCTGTGCATTGTTCACGGTGTATTGAAGATTGGTGGTGAACGCCACGTTCCATGCGTTGTTAAGATTGTCCACATATGCAAATGCAAACACCTGATTTGAAATGTCAGAAGGACGTATCTGATAGGTGAGATTATTGCTAATCCTATGCCATACCCTAACTATTCCAATCGGAACGTTTCCAAAATTTCCGTCAGCAAATCGCACGCTGATTTGATCATTTCCATTGCTGTCTCTCGTGACCACGCTATAAATGTTGCGTATGTTCTTATCAATGCTGTTGTAGATGACATTAAATCCGTTAACGCTAGGAACCTTGGTCCATTTCTTGCTCACCAACCCGGTGCTATCTATCGTTTGAACCCATACGTCGGTCTGGTTAACACCGTCCGTGTCAACATCTATCACGCGGTTTGCTAGTGGGAGGCTGCACTGATAGTCCTTGTACTGCATGCTACCTTGTTTAAAATAAAGGAAGAAACCGGTGTTAGCACTGGCATATCCATTACCATCGGCACGATAAACGATGTTCCAACTGTTCAACGGATCAGGGTCAATCTCATAAAAATTTCCAGAATTTGCTAGAGATGTGGTGCTACCTTCATTGAATGTTGCATTTGCCAATTCAAGCTGTACGTTGTTCCCTGCAATGGACGCGGTAAATGGAATCACGCTAAGAGGTATTGAAACGTTGTTCATCTCATATAGCTGGGTTTCAACACCTGAAACCAATCCCGATTTTGATGGATTTCCAAACGTGTTGGTTGAATTTAGTGTGGCATTCATCACCAATATAAATTGTTCAAACCAATCAGGGTTGTTTTGATCATTCCAGATGATTTGCACGTTTTGAAGATTGGTTCCATATGAATCGTATATCGGCTGGTCAGTGATCACAGCGGTTATCTTCACCAACCCGCTTGCCGGAATGCATCGCTGTGGCTGATAGTTGAGCATGCGTGCTAATCTGAAGATGCTTTCACGGCGAGTTGCCGTGTCAAGGAAGTTCTCTCGTGTATTGAGATCCATCCTGAAAGCCAGACTTTGTCCAAGATATGCTAACAGATCGATCAATGCAACAAACTCGCTGCTTTCGACCCAATCGTTAAAATCCTCCGGATAATTCAACCGTATGTAGTTGATCATCGCAGTGCGTATCGAACTAAAATCATATGCGTTGAAATTGATCTGCGTGAACGCCGTGTATATGACGCGCCAATCCTCAGCGGCAAAGAGTTGACTCTGTCTCAGTTGTTGTGTGATGGCCATTGTTCTCTGTTGTCCTTTAGATCATCTGCTGGCTGCGTTTGTCAAAATTCACAGCAAAAGTTCCATATGCATTAAATGGAACGTAGTATAGGTTCATCAGTATCCGTAGCATTCCGTCTGTTTCGGTAACATCGATTGATCCAAGCTGAACACGAGAATCTCTGGATATGACCTGTTCGGCTTCATAGACTATGAGATCTCGAACCTGATCAAGGGGTTCAAAGAGATATTCCCATATACCACATCCATAACCGGGCATCATCACCCGTTCATTTTTCCTGGTATAAAAATGATTTAGCAGATCCTGCTCCACCATCTTGAGATCAACTAGATGTTGGATCCGCGAAGAGCCGACGGTCGAATATCCGACGAATAGATTTTTGCTTGTTAAAGTTGCCATATTAGCTGTATTTATCATGGTAAGAAGGTGGAGATTTTACGGTTATTGACAGCCATTGATACCAATTAGCACACTGAACGTCTAAGATAGGGATAACATGCCAACAGTTGAAGAAACCATCCTTGGATATCTCAAGGATTACACATCGCCAGGATTTACTCCGGCATTAGAACACCGTCTGCTAGAGGATCTAAATCTTGATAGCCTTGACATAGTCGAGCTTTCCATGCATCTGGAAGAATCACTCAATATCATTCTCGATGATGACGATGGCATACGAAAATCCAAAACGGTTGGCGATCTTGTTTCTTTCATACGTAAACGCACCGGGTTACAATGATTACACGATCCGATCAATTGATTGAGGACATTGCCATGGCCATCTATTCAGATAGCTATACCCAATATGGCACTTGCAGTCCGTTGCATTGGCAAAAAACAAGTGAAACCCAACGAGAGTTTTGCCGAGGGCAAGCAAGGGCAGTGATTGATGTGTTGGTATCAAAAAACATGTTGGTAGTAAAGATCTAAGCAGGGGGCTTCATGGACGTTACCATCAAGGGTCAACATTTTGATCGAGATCAAAAAATACTGATGGTCGATCTCGCAAGATGGTGCGGAAACAAATTACTCGGTCCTCGTATAAACAAGAACGTGGAACTGCTCATACGCATTGTCAATCCTAAGACGATTGGCATTAACAGGACTTACGGAACATCAGAAGTACACCATGATGATGAACGGAGGTATCCTCGCAGTTTCATCATCACCACCACCAACTACTACGGAACGTTACGCACGCTCATGATAGTTGCACATGAAATGTTACACGTTAAGCAATATGCATTGCGAGAACTAACCTATTGCGGAAGAACCGGGTCGGCTCGCTGGCAAGGTAAGTTGATCGATGAGAACATCGTCGACTATTGGGATCTACCGTGGGAGATAGAAGCATATGGCAGGGAGAAGGGTCTTGTATATCAATGGGCACAGGATCGAGGACATGATACCACGGCAAAATGGCACAAGGAGTTGTTTTAATGTCATACGAGTCACCGATAAGAAAAGGTGTATTATACACGGATCTCACCCGGGTCTCTGATGAATTCAATGATTGGAGCCGATGCCTTACCGGTGGTTATCAGATAGATTTCAGCACGGTTGAAAAGATGGGTATAGACATGCCCGAGACACCAATGCGGATTACCTTTTCATGCGTGGAAGATCAGGCAGCATATTTGCTCACATGGACCGAGGAACATGTTGTTGGATTTGACAACATAATCTTACCGATAATATGGCGATCAATGCCAACCATCATCGCCAATGCCAACCATCATCGCCAATGACATCATCGGCGTGTCGCCAATGACCGGTCCAATTGGTTCTATATTTGCCCTAAGGAGCCGATATCTGCCATCCACACCGGAGGATCCCACGGATGGAAAATGATCGTCATCTTGCTCCACAGCGAGCAGGGGTCCTTGATGACCGTAAATGGTTCACCAACGAGTTCAAGGATTGGATCAGCAAGAAGTGCCGCGGGCTCGTATCTATAAAAAAGATCAGGCCCGATGATGACCCCCACATACCCGTGTGGTACATTGAATTTGAAAATGATGAAGAGCGCGTGGAGTATCTGCTCACATGGATCGAGCCAGCCCCTGAACTCACCGTGGAAGAGATCATGTCATGGACCCTCAGCTATGAGATCGAAAAGGAGATCAATTCCGAAATACTGGAAAAAATCTCCAGCTCCGCGAGTCCATCCTCTCACAATTCCGATCAGTGGGTAAAAAAGGGCAATCTCTGGTTGCGACCCCTCAAGGACCGATTGACATAGCTGTACGCCGTGCTATTATGCTCGCATGGAACGACAGGAGCACGGTATGACCATCACTGCCGAGGAAATGATCTGCTCGCTGGCTGGCATGTGCAACCGTGCCAGTACCACGGACGGTGCCGGCTTCAGTAAAATGGATGCTGATTTTGGCCATAGCCTTGCACAGTGGGCAAACCAGGGCCGTACATGGACCAACAAGCAGGCCTGTGCTGCATTGAAGATGCTGCGCAAATACCAGCGCCAGCTCGGCGGCAAGGAGTTCATGGATGGTTGGTTGAAAAATCCAATCTTCCGGTGCCAGCCGATAAACACCGACGTTCCGTCCAATAACGAGACGATGTCTCACCCTGATCGGGTGCTGTCGAGCAACGGCAGCAATGCGGTTTTCAGCTTTCGTTATGATGCGGCGTTGGTTTCAGACATCAAGAACATCCGTGGAACGCACAGGGACAGGAAGTTTTGGGCAAACTGGGAACCCGTTTCAAAAACATGGTTGGTTCCAGTCAATGAAACCAGCATCTGGTCCATCATGGATGTTGCCGAAAAACACGGTTTCACCATCGAAGAACGATTTCTTTCCTATCTGGATCAGGTGAGAGAAAAGACCGAAGAAAGCCGTACCATGCTAGCCCTAAATGATGGGCGTAACGTGGTCATGGTTGGTAATACGATCGTGATTTCCATTGCCGATGCGGCAATACTTGAGGAGTTTGAACGTGAACTTGCAGAATCCTGACATGAAAGAAACACAGGTAATGGACGAACGCCAGGAAATCATTGATTTCTTCAGTAACATGGAGGTCATTCATGGAACCGTGTTTGATGACGGGCGCAGATGGTGTGGGTTGTGTCTAGCACCTCGGTTCATGTGCTAACCGATGGTTGACAATCCATGGACCGAACGCACCTGTTTACAATGCAAGGCAATCTGGCCCGAGTTCCTTGACATCGTTGCTACCGAGATGATGGAAGACGATGACTTCCAGAATGGGTTTGATAATGTTGTCATCAACTAACGGTTGACCTTTCGGCAAAATCTGCTACTATAGGGCATCAAACGAGGAGCCTATCATGCTTTCGGTTGCTGCCACGATTAATAATACCCGTAAGATCATCCGTCTTGCCACCAAACACGGTCTCAATGTGGATCCTAAGCTGCATGAGATCCTTGATGGCATTCCTCGGGTACAGGTGTTGCCTGGGTTTGCTTTCAAGCTCAAGGATTTCCAAGCCGACGGGGTGGCCTGGTTGGAAAAGCAAGACGGCCGTGGATTGCTCGCCGACGAGCAGGGTACCGGCAAGACCGTCCAGGTGATGGCCTACATCCACAAGTGCCAGGTTCTTCCTGCCCTGATCGTGGTGCCCAACACGCTGAAACTGAACTGGCGAAACGAGATCATCGCCATGACCGGTCAGCGCTATCGCATCAACATTGTGGGGAAGGCCTATAGCAAGCGACAAACCGCCAAGCGAGCATCCAGGCATCCCAACGTCATCTACAGCAAGGTTCCTACCGCAGGGTGCGATATCTACGTCATCAACTACGATATCCTTTCCGCCAACTGCGAACAGCTTGAAAATCTTGGACTTCAGTTCATGGCCGTGGATGAAAGCCACAAGATCAAAAATCCGGATGCCAAACGAACCCAGGCCATGCAACGACTGGCCGTCGGCGGGTATGACACCAAACTCAAGGGTGGCAAGCGTGAGCGTGTGACGTTTGGCCCTGGTATTGGACGAGTTACGCTAATGTCCGGTACTCCACAAGTCAATAAGCCTTTAGAGTTGTGGACGTCAGTTAGCACGGTAGCCCCATGGGTTCCAGAGTTCAGTACGTTTACCCGCTTTGCATTCCGATACTGTAATCCCCAGAACGATGGCCACGGATGGAACTTTTCGGGGTCCAGCAATACCGCCGAGCTCAACCAACTGCTAACCGGCCATTGCATGATGCGACGCATCAAGGCTGATGTGCTCAAATCCCTTCCGGCCAAGACTTGGTCAACCATTCCTCTGGACTTTGACCGCCGCGAGTATGACCAAGTTGAGGCTGCATTCAACGGAATCAATTGGCAGGCCGGCATGGAGACATTGATCCGGTTTGGTGGTAATCCGGCCAAGAGCGACGAGCCGATCGTTGCGATCCAGAAGCTGAAGGAAATTGCAGGGTACGCCAAGCTCAAGAGTGCGATTGAATGGATTCAAGATTATACTGAAGAAGGTCGCAAGTTGGTGGTGTTTGCTCACCATCGCAATGTGATCACAAATATCCAGAGCGAGTTGGAGAAAAATCAAGAATACGTTGGTAAAGTTCAGGTTATCATGGGCGGCGTCAGCAATGATGAGCGCGATTCAGCTGTTCAAGCGTTCCAGAACGATCCCACTGTTCGCGTTATCATTGTGTCAATCCAGGCCGGCGGATTTGGATTGACTCTCACGGCTGCCTCAGCAGTGGCATTTGTTCAAATTCCTTGGTCGCCGGCAGAATTACAGCAGTGTGCTGACCGAGTGCACCGGGTGGGTCAAACTGCCAGCAGTGTTCAGATTTTTGTTCTCACTGCCGAAGGTACCGTCGAAGACGATCTAGCTGAGATGATCATGAGCAAGGCATCGGTCATGGATGAGGTACTAGACGGTGGGCGCAGTGTCAATTATGTTGACCTCGGAGTCGCTTGATCATACCTCGCTACCAGCTGGATCCAGGACACTTGATTGACATTACATTTTGATATCCGTCTGTCCACCATAATTTACCAAGACTTCTAGCACCAATGGCAGATGATGTTCTCATTATTCTGCCTGGAAACCATCCGTCTCCGGGACAGATTTTTGACATTTTACTAACAGTGCCGTTGCTCCACCATGTGGTTCCTTTATGTATCAAACTAGATTTTGCTCGTTGTTCGACAGTGTTTGTTTGTAAACTACCTATTATCCATCCCTCACCGGGGCAAGTTTTTGACATTTTATTGTTGGTTCCGTCATTCCAGCATTTTAGCCCAGTCTTCAATTCTTTTAACTTATTGATAGTATCCAGCTTATGGGTGTTATTACCTTTTAAGACCTTTGTGGCTAATGCCTTTGCAGCCCCAGTTTGATAACTATTGTTCGCCTTCCTTGTGGCTACAACTTTTTCTACCATTTTACGATAGGATCCTGATGCACGTTTGGTTTCAACCGATCTAGCAACCGATTCAAGAGTTCTTTTGTCGTTTCCGTTCTTCTTTCTAGTCAAATTTCCCTTAGCTACTGACGCAGGGGTTGAATGGAATCCACCTTTGGCATAACTTCGATTTATGAATAGAGGGCTATTGACAACGTCAAATATGATCTGCCATTTTCTCTCAAGCTCTACCGCCTCGTCTACCGTTTCAATATATTGATCCGGTATAATGATAGTTTCAAATAAGTGCGGATTGGATTTAATTTCTGATGTCCACACATCTTTCCATTCAACCGAAGTTACCGATCCGTGATAACCTTTTTGGATGTTCTCAACTTTTGTGCTACCTATATAATATGGAGGTAGCAATTGTCCTCGATATATAGTAAAATAAATGCAATATTTTTGCATGCTGAATGCTCCTATAAGCGTTTAGAGTGGTTGGGGACTCTCACCTCCCGTGGACCACACTTATTTATGCTTACTTCTTGACATGTTGGTCTAATATGCTATTATGACTGCATAGAGCAATAGACAGATGGTCAACACGCTGGACCTCAAGCTGGCGGGCAAGTGAGATGGACCTAGGATGGTATGGTGACCTCAACGAATGGTTCCCTGACAGGGACCAAAGCTACGTTCCGATCTGGGGAGCACACTGGAGCGACTACTCTGGTTGCGCATGGGTGGTCATCCTTGACCGAAACGGTCAGCTATACGAGCTCGACTATTGTTATTCACCGGAATCAGATGACAACCAGGCCCGTTGGGATCCATGGCCCGTTACATACGAACGGGCCATGGAAATACTTGAGGAATGGGAAGAATTCCTTGATGGTTAATCAAAACTGAGTGGCATCGACCATGGCATTGCTGCTTCCACCTGTGTTATCAATTTGGGGACCGCCCATGAAATTAACCACCTCAGCACGACGCCTGATCACCAGCCCGTTGACGATCTGACCGGCCGCATTCTTCGTGTGCTGCATCCAAAGATTTGGTACGCTTTGAAGATTTCCTTCATTGAATGCCTTTAGGGCGGTTGATGATTTGAAATTACCCTCGCCTATATTGAATGCAAGACTACAAAACATGTCATACTGTGTCTGGCTAAGACCAACCTTGATCTCCGGCTTGACCCAATCTTGGACCTTTTGTAGATCCTGTGTAAAGAGATCGTTTATCTGTTGTTGACTGAAAGGTGCCGACAAGCTTACCTCAAGTCCGTTTATGATAACGCTGTTCTTGCTGATCTCCTCTGCTGATATGCCATGACCATAACCTATCTCTGATTTTGGAGGATTGCCGACGGTAATCGGACGATAGCTACCATTCTCACGCGAGGTGATGAATTGTTTTCCAGAATCGCTAACGTTGAGAGAACCTGCACTGAGTATCGTGGTGTTACCAATTGGCGATTCGTATCGATATATCGGTTGCCCTTGAGAATTGTAGCTATCACCTCGATAGACCGCCGGAGGCATATCAGATCGCGGTGTTCCATAAACATCCAACGGACGATCACTCCTGGCTATGATTTCTCCATCTCGAAGACCAGTGTTGGTGTTCACCGATGTAGCGTCTCTTATGTTCTCAAAATTACGCCCGCCGTGATTTGCATATGGTTCATGATATGGCAAGTGGGGCATGATGGTGTCCGTTAGAATGGCGGTGACGTTGCCAAAACTGTTAACCACCGCGTCGGTTTGTTTCTGCCCTTCTTTGCCAATGGCTGCCGCCGCTGCAACAGCAGCAGGCGGTGCTGGCCCGTTCATGTCTATCTTTGGAGAGTCCATCTGTATAAATCCAGATGCACCTACTGTCCAGTCAGCGCGAACGCTCTCATGTGAGTAACCACCGGCTATGCGATTGACGTTTCCTATCGCGCTATCAAACAGATTCTGTCCAACCAACCTATGCATGTCTTGTTGGCTGGTCAGGAACATGTGTTGTGCCGATAGGAGATGCATGCTGTTTTGACTTTGTATTTTAATGAACCCGCCCTCAAGATTTGAATCTGACGTAGAAATTGGCGCTCCTTGTCCGTTAGCACCGGTGTCCGACGGTGTTGTTGGATATCCATCAACCTGATTAGCCGGAGAACCTGTCCCAGCAAGATCTGGTTTTTCTCGATAGAGATTCGCTTCTCTCAGCCTGCGTGCCGTTAAGCCGGTTGGATTTCCGCTCCATCCTAGGGCACTGGTTTCTATGGTCTTGGCAGCACTTTCAATATCTCGGCTGTTGATATAGTTGGTCAGTCCTTTTGATACCGGTTGTCCTAGATTACCAACGTTATATGCATAGCTCACCAATGCAGCACGCTGATAAGGACCTAACAGATCCCATGCACCTCGGATGGCCCTACGTACAACTGCGGCTCCAAGTGCTTCGATGTCAACCGCAAACATTCCTTCGGCCTGCTCGGCCGTGCAAGTTGTATCCTTGCCAAATTGTCCCCTGATAGGAACTCTGCCAGCCGACCCGCAATTTATGGAACTCTCGCCACGTGCTAGGTTGTTCTTGATGAGATGTCCGTGTCCGATTGAAAACTGATCCGTCCTATTCGGTGGGTCAGGAAACGCCGTTAAGCTTGGTCCTCGACGTCCCGACTCTTCTCTCTTAACGAACGGTATTGCAATGGATTGCCAAGTGATATCAGTAGTTTGTGCAGCATTTGCAGATGCTGCATCCTGTGTTACTGCTGTCGGCTGTCCGGTACCGGTTGCACCGGTTGCACCGGTTGATCCGCCGGTTGTGGTTGGCCCGGTAGGACCGGTCGCACCCGTGGTCGACGGGATGCATTGTGCCTGTGCGGCGGTCGCAACCATGTCGTAGCTACGGGGATGCAGATTATCTGCCGTTGGGTAGTTAGCAAGGTCAATCACCCTGTCATTCTTGCCGTTAGCAAAATCCGCCACCACTTGTTTGGCAGCGTCATAATAAGGAAGTATCCAAACGTAATTTGATGCCTGCAGGAAACTACGTATCTGTTCGAGATTCGCACGGAGCGTGTTAGGGTTACCACCCTGCGGGGTGATGTCATTGCTGCCGGCACTGATGATGGCATTTGTTGCGTTCTTGAGAGAAGGATCAGATTTCAATTTGTTTAGTATGGTGGTGCTGTTATCCCCAACGGTTGCCATGGTTCGGGCGGATGTTATCTTGCTTCCTATTCCTACCGCGATGCTATCCCCTATCACCACGATCGGACCCGGAGATTCGGACGGGGTTGGAGGATTGCTCAGTGGGTTCGGTGTGACGGCAGCACCGGTCTGCCGACCGCGTGCCCTTATGTTAACGTCACGCCCGGCTTCGATGTTCACGTCCAGATCGCCACGAAGATTGAGGCTTCCTTGGGTACGAAGGCTGATGTCATCCTGCGCATAGATATCAATCTTGCCATTGGCATCCATGCTTATCCAATTCTTACCATCAACTGAATTGAGATATATGCATCCAACCGTGTCGTTGATCATTATCTGGGCGCCATGCTGAGTGCGTAGCCGTATGAGGGAGTTATCCGGGCTATCATCAAATACCAGCTGGCTACCGCCCGGTGTGAGTATTCCGTAAACCGTGTTATACGGAGCGTCCCTGCGTGCTCCACTATCAGTAACACCTCGCACGGTATCCTGATCAAGCCCTTGCGTGATCAGAGCATCGGACAATGGTTCATATAGTGGTCTTGTTGGAGAGTTAAGATTAGAGTCAGGTAATTTCTTGTTGTATTCAGCAGCCGGTAAGGTTGCCGAAGTGTCCTCACCAGGTATGCCAGGAACCATGTGGTTCATGTTTTGTTGATACAGGCATCCTAGCCATATACCCCGGCCGGGATCTCCATTGATGAATGCGCAGACCACCTCGTTATTGATGTCCGGAGGTACGAACCACATGCCATAGCTTTTCTGCGTAGCAGTGTAGGTCCGTTCATTGGTGTTTTTATAGACATTTGTAGCGCCCGCAAATGGAGCACAATAGCTTACTATGAACCATGTGGACTCATCGTTTGGATCTCCTGACAGTTCTGGTATCCAGATCGCAAGCCTGCCCATCCTAAGAACATCATCAGCATTTTTCACAAATCCAATGTATATCTTGTCCTGTAAGGTCGCGCGTCCGGCGGGTTTGCCGCTGAACTCGTCTGGTGAGCTGTAGCTCATTATCGGAACATTTGACATTATTTCTTTCCGTTATCAGATAGGTCCGCCGGTGGCAACCGCGGCATGTGCTTGTGTGGTTAGTTTCTCAAGTTCAGCCGTTGTTGGTAGTCCTTGCGAGATCAATGGATCCCGAACGGCCTTGATGTTCTGTGTGAATTTACCATCCCTAAACGTGCTCTTAATGTTAGTTGCGCCATATAGCCCGGCAAATGCAACACTGGTGTTCTTGAACTCCATCAACCCTGAATCCTCGCTAGGAGCTTCACCCGTCCTGAACAAAAGCAAAAATCCGGTTTCTCCTGAATAGAACCATGCTGCATCCTGTCCCTGCGGAGTGGTGTGGTTCTCAATGTATTGATTTTCAGCTATGTTACCCAATCCAAGCCAAAATGGATCACCGCGTATATCAAGATCAATTGATACGAAATAAGGAGCGGTGGTCATGTCATTCAACACCGATGCAACCAGTCCTCTGGATCTTGGCATGTTTTCTGGGCCTTGTTGGGTACCAGCCCGGTCGGGGCTTGCTTCTCCAGACATGGTGGTGCGCTGCGCCATTGGCGGTGCTCCCGTGCGGAAACTCACCGGAAGTGGGGTTGGAACAAATGCCGTGGTTTTCACGTCTTCAAGATATGCGCTACGGCGCGTCTGTGTCATCTGTGACCATTGGGATGCTGCCACGAGGCTTTGTGCCACATTTCGATCCTGTAGAAGTGCGGGATTTGTTACCTGTATGTTCTGCAATGCATGTTGACCAGAGCTGCTGTTATCCCATGTCACCTGGAAATTTCTTGCGTCATTATTTCCAAGATTTGTTAAATCTAATCGAGCTTGGTTGAGCTCTCTAGTGGCGTTAGCTTTGTCTTGGGTAGCAGCTAGACGTTCCTGTGGAGTTGACCCTCTGTTATTCAGCACAGCCGTTGCGTTTTCAAGCTGTGTTTGGGCACGGATTGCATGCGCCCGTGCTGCACGGTATTGGCTAAGAACGCTGGTTGCCACCCCGTTTGAATCCTGCTGAGGACCAACTGAGTAATTTGTATAGGTGTTTTCCCCTAGTTGGGTTGGTATCATGCTTTGCCAAAAAAATTCAAGCTTGATGTCAAATCGTAATATATCAAGATTTCGGCCCGTATAAATGTATTCGTATGCTTTTGAAAATCGTTCAGACGTCAACTGGGATTGTAATCGATTTGTTTGCATGGCCGGACTATTGGTGACATTGCGAACATTGCTCTGATCAATCATCGCACGATTGGTTTCGTACTTAACAAACGTGTAGGTTATGCGCCGTACGTAGTCGCTGGTGATATGATCAAATCCAACAAGCTCAACCCGACTATGGATCGAAAAGGCGTTGGCCATGCCATTATTTTGTATGCTTGCTCCGGCTTGCCGGGCCGCCCGCCTGCTTCCTGAGGCTCTTTCCTCTCCTGCAACGTATCTCCTGCCCTCGTCGGTCATTCCAAGCACGAAATAGAGTATGGTGCTAACATCCATTCCTCTGGCAATGGTGATAGTTGGATTACTCGTTCCTCTCCCACTTCTTACATCAAGTCCTGATTGCCTCTGGCTTGTGACAGGATTACGTGAGAACTTCCATCCAGCCATTTCAACAGGAACTGAAAATTTGTAAATATTTCGCTGGGTAAAATCATAATCAAGATTCCTCTGTTGAGAATTGAGCGCGTTTTCAAGCTTGCTAAAAAATTCTCCGATTGTACTAGCAGGGCCTATATTAAGGCTACTAGCCGTTGCAATCGCCACGGTGTCGCTGTTGGCATAGGTTCCATCAAATAAACCTTCAAGGTGATACGTGGTTCCAGAACTGGTTGTTTCGGCCAGCATCTTGGTAACATTTACCCTGAATAATCGATAGATGGTTTTTTTCATATCCGTTGTGGCCAGATGACCATCCTCTCCGTATCCTGTAAACCAGACCTCAAGGAACGATGGAGACGTGAGATGATTATGTACTCCCATTATCTGTGACGCCGCATACAACCGATCAACAAGGCTCAATCCATATGGCTCTCGTATGGTCATCTTCCATCCGGTATGTCCCATGGCCTGCGTTTGTGGTCCAACAGGGCAGATATTATCTATCTCAAGATCAGATATGTTGAATCCAACCGTAGCACCACTCTCGGCAATGACTATCTTCCCGGCATTTTCAAATTCAGCTGCTGATCTTATTGAGGACGAAACTATGTCATTGGCCAATGACCATCGTATGTGATAGGTATAGTTGGCATATTGATCGAGAACGTTTGGAAATGGTGAAAACGTTTTACCGGCCTGTTGTGCCGCGTTTGTTATGTCGGCACGCATGTCAGCAAGCGTTGGAACAATGTTGTTTTGCCTTGCTGCGATCGCGGCAGCGGCCTGTTGTCCTATGCTTGAATTTTGTATTGACGATAGCGATACGTTCTGATATACGGCACTTTCTGCCGGATCTGATCGTGGTGTCGGGAGTATGGTTCGTACCGCATTTGGGTCGTTTGGCGTGGTAGAAGATCCACGATTTCTGTTAGCTACCATTATGCACCTGATTTTCCCGGAAGATTATTTGCGCTTGGAATGTATATGGTCATGCCCGCCTTGAGATCGTTTATAGGATCCTTGATGCTGTCGGGATTCCTTAGGGCAAAAACCCACCAATATCCCGTGGTTTGATAGAAATCATAGCTAAGGAGGTCAGGACGACGATCATATTTTGCCTGCACGGTATAAAGAGAGTCAGTACCAACAGGATTGATAAAAGACCCATTCCAAAAATCAAGATAGTCCAGATAAATGCTAGGCTGATCGGTTTGTTGATAAGGGCTCGATCCTTGGTATGTGACCTTGCTCATGCCCACCCTCCTTGCCTTAGCAGCTCTCCGGTCCTAAACTTGTCAAGATCAAATGCACGGAGCCGTTGTGGAGTCTGCTGCACGGTGAGATTAACTGTGATGGCAAATGCTGCCGGCAACCATGAATATCCGTTTTGGCCCGCACCACTGGCGATGGATTCTTGTGTGACCTTATTCACTCCGGACGCCGTTCCGGTTGGAGCAGCGGTATTGTTTCCGCCTGCCTGCACAGGAACATAGTCAACATCCTTTGGCAATGTCATGGTAAATCCGGTCACGATCACCGGCAGTGAATTGAACATGAACTGACCATAAGCATCAAACAACAAGACCGGCGGCGGAGTTCCTTGCCTTGCATCGGTACCCGAAAAATACATCTTGGTCACCGTTCGCAAGAAATGCAAGCAAGCAAGGGCATATTGACCCTCTTTTTGGCTCTGTACAGTGAAATCTCCGTCAACCTGTAGCTTCAACGCTGGTGTTTTTGAATAAACGTGGAAGTCCTGATTGGCATGCACCATCTCCATTGACTGGTAGGATACCTCTTGTTGGTATGTTATTGCCGGTTGATATGGAAATACCATCCCTTTAGTTGTTACCAATGGAAATAATAGTCCGGTAAAAGATCCATACACAGTTCCAACGGCTGCAGGTTTTGGACGTAATCTTACCCGTCTTCCTGCTGTATCATCGAGATTTTCGGGTGCAGTCGGTGGATTACCTATGGGATTGACAAACGGAGAACTTGAGTACTGTGTGTTGTTTGTCGGAACTGTGACGGAATCTGCTGATATTCCGGGTGTAGCGCCGCTTGAACCTGACATGATTTCTTCCAGTTGCTGAGATCATATATATTTATGGTGAGTTTTAACCCCCTTGTTAACCTTAGTTCCGGTTTGACTCAATAGTCCAAAATCGTTACACTTTAAAGAATTTTGCCTAACAAAGGAATAACATGGCCTTACCTCCAACAACCAAGATCAAATATCTAACCAATAAGGATCTCCTAAGCGAGATCCACAAGAGCAAGGCCACTTATTGTTCATACGTCGATCCGAAATATGTGGCATATGACTTCATAGTGTCAAACATTGGACAGATCACGCCGGCTAGGATCGAGCAAGCAAGAAAATCAAAGCTAGCCGACATGCAACAGATCGAAAAAAAGGAATACACGGGCAAGTCCGTAAAGGATTTCAAACCAACTACCACGTTGGATGATGTACCTGCCGAAAACATAGTCATTAGGGTCATGATGCATGACCACATACCAATAAATCCTGATAAGGTCGACAAGGCTAAGACCGAGGCCGAGAGGCACATACGCTGTAACTTTCCTCCGTTCCAACACTACATCATGAGAGAAGGGGAACTGCTTTGCGTACTCAAGAGCCACTGGAAAGGTGGTCTTGAAAATGGACATTTCTCCAAGGATCACGGTAGGATGACCAACAATCTGGCGATGATGTTCATGAAACTGGTTGATCGGTACGGACATCGAGGCAACTGGAGAGGATACACCTACATAGACGAAATGAAGTGCCAGGCCCTGTTGCAACTATCCCAGGTTGGGTTGCAGTTTGATGAAAGCAGGAGCGAAACTCCAAATCCGTTTGCATATTACACACAGACCATAACCAACAGCTTCATGCGGATACTTAATGTTGAGAAGAAAAATCAAAACATACGAGATGACATATTGATAATGCACGGTGCCAATCCCAGTTATACCAGGATGGTTGATAATGAACTATCCCAAAAATCGCAGGGTGAAAAACCTCCAGAGTAAAGGAACGTTGGCTTTATTGATACCTCCATAATCACACGCTAAAATAATGCATTGAGCAGGGAGCCAACATGGCCAACAATCCGGATTTTTCCAAGGTAGCTGTGTTCACCGACGTACACTACGGAATGAGAAACAACTCTCGGGATCATAACGACTCGTGTGAAGGATTCATACGATGGATGATCACCCAAGCTGAGGAACGAGGAATACGGACCTGCATCTTTGGTGGAGATTGGCATCATGTGAGATCGGCCATCAATATCTCCACCCTTAACTATTCCGTCAGCGGACTGCGATTGCTGAATGATTATTTTGATAATACCTTCTTCATCATCGGCAATCACGATCTCTTCTATCGTGACAAGTACGAGATACATAGCCTTCCATACATCACGCAGTTTCCAAAAATACACCTAATTGACTCCATAACTGAGATGGGAGAAGTGGCATTCATACCATGGCTGGTATCGGATGACTGGAAGAAGGTACCCAAGGTAAAATCTCCTTACATGTTTGGACATTTTGAGCTACCAAAGTTCAAAATGAACGCAATGGTAGAAATGCCTGATCACGGTTTGCTCAACGCTACCCATTTTGTTAATCAAAAACAGGTATTTTCTGGACACTTCCATAAACGCCAGAACAAGGGCAAGATATGGTACATTGGCAACACTTTTCCACATAACTATGCAGATGCATGGGACGACGATCGAGGAATGATGGCATGGACTCCAGGACAAGAACCGGAGTTCATTTCATATCCAGGTGCACCAAAATACAGGGTTCTTAATCTCAGCCAAGTCATCGCAAATCCGGCAAAATACATCGATAACAGGACGTTTGCGAAGATCACCATCGATCTCGACGCCAGTTATGAGGACATCAATTTCATCCGAGAGCTAATGGAGAAGGAGATCGGAGCAAAAGACATCCAGATGATATCCAGCAAGATTGAGGATCTGGATCTTGCTGACGAAGCTGAGATCAATTTTGAAAGCGTCGATACCATCGTGATAAGCCATCTCCAAACCATCGATAGCAATTCCATTGATAAAAACGAGCTGATAAAAATCTACCAGGAGATCTAAGCATGTTGGTAATCAAGAGCGTGACCATGCGCAACTTCCTCAGCTGCGGTAATGTCACACAGACCGTCAAGCTTGACCGTAACGGCATCAATCTCGTCATGGGAGAGAACCTTGACATGGGAGGAAATGGCAGCAGGAATGGTGTTGGCAAGGCCCAACCTCTATCTTCCAAAATATATACCCCATCTGGGTGGGTATCTATGAGAGATCTTGAAATTGGTTCAAAGATATATGCCGCCGATGGCTCGATTTCCGCAGTTGTTGGAATTTATCCACAAGGATCTATTCCAACCTATAGAATTCAATTCTCTGATGGCCGATCAACTATCGCCAGCGGAGATCATCTATGGTCTATTTACAGCCATCTTTTTAACAATGGCAGAAATGACAGAACCAAGGTGATCTCTACCATGGAGATGATTAACATAATCAAGGCTTCTAAAAAGAATAGACCAAATTCTAAATCATCAAATTACCTGTATGTTCAAACGTTTTCCCCAGAGACCATAGATGACATAGATCTTCCAATTGATCCATATCTATTAGGTGCCATGATTGGCGACGGCAAGCTGAGCAATGGTATTGGATTTACATCAAAGGATGAACATATCATCAGATGTGTCTCACATCTATTAGAAAAAGACTGGAATTGTTATCTTAAACAGAAAAAACATTCACCTATTCAGTTTGGTATCAAAATGATTAGACAAAAAAAGGTCAATCCATTTAGGGCCGAAATAGATCGCCTAGGTCTTGGTGTACAATCATATCTAAAATTCATTCCATCTTGTTATATGGGATCATCTGTAAATCAAAGAATTAAGCTTCTGCAAGGGTTAATAGATACAGACGGATACGTATCTGGCAACGGATCAATATCTTTTACTACAACTAGCCAAAAGCTGGCCGACGATGTTGCATATCTAGTAAGAAGCATTGGAGGTCTTGCTCATGTTAAATTAAAGAAGAACTGCACTTATATCAATAAAGGTATAAGGATACCATGTAGAGATTCATACACCGTAGCTATCAGATATCGTAATCCATCAGCGCTAGTGTCCTTGCCAAGGAAGCTAAATCGTATATCCAGCAACTATCAATACAAGGATCTAAGGCTACAGGTAGTATCCATTAAACCAGTAGGTGAACAGGAATGCCAATGCATAATGATAGATCATCCGTCTCACCTGTATGTGACGGATGATTTCATCGTTACACACAATACAACATTATTGCAGGCCATATCATTTGGCCTATACGGACAGAGTCTCACCAACATACGGGTCAACAATCTCGTCAACAACATCAATCAAAAAAACATGATGGTAAGCGTTGAGTTTGAGAAGGATGGTCATCAATATAAGATCGAGCGAGGTCGTAAGCCAACGTTCTTCAGGTACATCGTTGACGACAAGAACATGGACGAAAGCACCGACGAGGCACAGGGCGAAAGCAGAGAGACGCAAAAAGACATTGATCGCATACTCGGTATGAGCCATACCCTGTTCAAACACATACTAGCACTCAACACATACACGGAACCATTCCTTAGCCTAGGCGGCGGAAAGCAACGAGAGATCATCGAGGAATTGTTGACCATCACCTTGCTGAGCCAAAAAGCCGAGAATCTCAAGGAAATGGTCAAGACCACCAAGTCATCCATTGAGCAGGAAGAGTTCCGGATACGCACCATCAAGCAGAGCAATGATCGCATACGTGCAACGATGGTTGATATACAACGTAAAGCTGACACGTGGCAAAAGAAACACATAGATGATCTAAACGAGATGGCACGTTCCATAGAAAATCTTGAGATGCTTAAGATTGAGGAGGAAATACAGGCACATCGCGATCTCGAGCTGTACAACCAGCTGACCTCGTCACGCTCTCACGTGGCAAGAGATCTTGCGATGAAAACCAGGCATTTACAACAGCTTAACTCACAGTTGACAACGTCGATCTCCAGCTATGATCGTGCATCAAAACATGAATGTCCAACCTGCGGACAGGGAATACATGATGCTGAGCACGAGCATATACGTATCGGACTTGAAAGCAAGATCATGGACCTGGATGTACAGATAACATCTGAACAGGTTGATATAGATCGCAGCAAGGCACAATTGGAGGAAATTGACGGTATGCTGTCTGGAATGACACGACCCGCCGTGGTATATGGTAATCTTGAACAGGCCCTAAATCACAGGAACACCCTTGATCGCCTGACTAACGAAATAGAACGTGCTGCCGGATCGTTAAATCCGTATGTTGATCAGAACGACAGCCTTGCAGGAACCATACAGGAGGTCACATACGATGAGCTCAACAGTTTATCAAAATCCAGAGAACATCAGGAGTTTTTGCTCAAATTGCTGACCAACAAGGATAGCTTCATCCGCAAAAGAATCATCGATCAAAACCTGGCATATCTTAACATGCGATTGAATGAATATCTAGATCGGCTTGGGCTGCCCCATCAGGTTAGGTTCGTCAATGACCTCTCTGTTGAAATCAGCCTGCATGGACAGGATCTTGATTTTGATAATCTCAGCAGGGGTGAAAGAACCAGGCTGATACTCGGACTCAGTTGGGCATTCAGGGACATCTTTGAAAACACCAACCATGCGATAAATCTGGTATTCGTTGATGAACTTCTTGATGCCGGAATGGACCCGCAAGGGCTTGAAGGATCCGTTGAGGTCCTGAAAAAGATGGACAGGGAAAGGCACAAGAACGTGTTCATCATCAGCCACCGAGAGGAATTGGTAACCAGGGTCAGCAACGTTCTGACCGTGATCAAGGAGAATGGATTCACCAATTTCTCCTGGGATTACACCCCGGCCGTTTGAACCATGTTGAAGATGGTGTCCTTGTTATCGGTGAAGAACTTTTCAAATTCAGTCATGACATTTGAACCATATCTCACATGATTACCAACGGTGAAGGATGGAAGATGCGTGGAGTCAAAAACGGCAAAACTTCCTTTGTGATTGATCCTAAAGACAACCACCCAAAAATCTCCATCGTCAGCGCTGTCAATTGCCTGCTTTATCCATTTGTCAAGCAAGGGTATCGGATCTTCCTTCGTGAGATTGTGGAAAGGAAACTCGCCATAGAACTTGCTTTCAATCACCAGCTTGCGCATGTTGCTTGGTGGAATGAGATCGGCCTTGAACGTGGCTATCTGTCCTTCGTCGAGTTGGGCTTTACGGAATGCGTTGGCACCTCCAAGGAACGCGCCACTATTTGGAACCCTCATGAACTTTTGTCCATATAATTTTGAAAGGAATTCGGCTATCTTACGTTCTCCTGAATTTCCCTTGTTTTTGCCCTTGTTTGACATTGCTGCGGTGTCCTTACCTGTGATCATGTATTTAAGCATGGTTTTGGCGGTCATTGACTTATTTTTACGGTTGTAGTTACACTATGGATAGAATTGGAATCATGCACATGGAACAAAAACCCAGAACACCCACGCCACGGACGATTTATCGAAAAACATTTGAGGTGGAAACCACCAAGGATGTTGACAATCATCTCGGATACTTCATCAAACAGGAGCTAGGTTACTACAATGCACTTGTTGAACAACTAGGACCAAGATTACGGGCATTTCCACAAGAACTGCTTGCCATCAAGGATCGAGAGAAAAAGCTATGGGAGGCATGCGCCGAGCACGCCGTTCCTGCACAAAAGCTTCTCGATCATCCTGTTAATGAATGGCCGGAAAAACTGCGATTGCTTGAAAGCCTTGTCTATGACCAGGCTGGAGAACCAAAGATAACATCTGCCCAGGCCAACATACTCAGCATTGCCGCAGCACCGGCTCGCCTGCATCCACAGGTGAGAAAAAACATCAGCTCAGAGATTTTGAGATACATGATCGGACAATCCGACTCAGTGATCGCATCTCAGAAGACTGAGGGCTTCCGATCACCGATACAACTGCTAACCACGCACACGCTTGAATCAAAAAGGCATCTACAGATACCAGGATCTTTGGTGAAAATGTCCTACGATGCGGGATCGAACTCCACCCATATATCAATTCCATACACCAAGGAACCATTGGTGGTACACGGTATCGACATTACCGAAGCGCGTTTCAATGTGTTGATCGTTCGTGCATCAGATTCAAATGCAGCTGGTCGCAAATGGTTCGTGGATCTCAAGGATTCGACAAGCCGTTACATGCTGAATCTCACCGACAGCGTTGAGCGAAGGAAGAAATAAAAAGCCGGTATGGAAACAATGTTCCATACCGGCTGCGCTCGGCTCAGTTATATGGAACGTTGGCTCATGACGTCCATGTCAGTATTATGCATTCAACTCCATGACAGGTCTATAACGAATGAAGAAATTCTTTCCTAAAAATGCCAAGGCCGGATTGCCAAGGGTCAATAGATCCAGGAGCATCCGTCCACGATATCAGGATCCTGGTGCAACATCAGGCGTGGATTTACGCAAGGAGTTTAACATCCTCATGGAGGAGAAATATACAGACTTGCCACAGAACGATCGCAACATACTGTGGACTAAGATAGGCTCAATATTGATAATGCAATCAGGCTCCCAACCAATTAAGAACAGGCTCATGAACGCGCTCCAACAAGCTCACAAATCCCTCCTCGAATAAACACAAGATATCCATACTGGCATAATAATGGTGGTGTTGCCACCTAGTGAAAGGATAACGAACCGGTTATCACACTCACTATCAGGGATGTTGCTGAAAGCCCTGGCCGAAAAAATCACAAAAAGGACCACGATGGCCGTGTGACAACACGCCCGTGGCACACGTCACCGCCTCTGCATGGCCGACGTGTGGCTTGGTAAACCATAACCGAGCGTGGGATAAGATCCCGAGAGATACATCCGTATGTTGGAATTAGGCGCTCCGCCAACTGGCCAGTTTGGCCTAGGATGATGCAGCATGGTCGACGACTCATCAGAAGCGAACCTATTCTTTTCCCCGCAAGGGGAGAAGAATGGCCTCCAATCTTTCAGAATCAAACAAATAAATCCATATGTATGCTGGTGTTGATAGTGATATTGATGAGCTTGCGAATCAATATCACTATCAACACGCATGGACGCTGTGCGTCCATGCAATCATCCTATCAGATTACCACCTTTTTGTGGACTCATCGATGCATAGTGTTTTTCGATGACCTTGCTGAGTATCTTGCGCTGCTCAGCTGATAGCTGGTGTGCATCATCAAAGCTAATACCACCTTGCATGTAGAAGGTAAGCGTGCCCACCTCCTGCGTTATGGCCTTGCGATTTGATTCCATGGTTTCCAGCATGTCGGTTATTCTACGTGGATCGCCCGTCAAGAGCGTTTGCCGAAAAAACTTGAAGGATCAAAGCTAAGGGTGTCTTGCCACTGATGGCCACAACCCGCACAGACCACGCCAAGCTCCTTTGGAACCCCAACGTTGTTCAGCTTGTTCACGGCTTCTATCACCATGTCCGCTTGTGGCTTGCTGATGCCCGTTAGCCACTCGTTAATGTGCTCTTGGTCCGTGACTGTGATGTTTTCCTTGAGCAACACGATCTTCTCCACGCTTCGGCTCACCAGCACGAATGTGATCTTGCTCAATCGATCCACGCTTTCTCCAAAGATGCTGGCCTTGGCCATGTCATCCATGTCCTTGTTGTTTGACTCGATAGCCCGTATCAGTCGCTCCTCCTCAAACTCTCGCTTGATGAACAGTTGTCTCATTTCAAAATCATAAGGTTTCACATGGACCTCAAGATCGTCACCAAATTTCAACACAAGATCATCAGGGTTGACAAAGCTGGTGCTATCAAGCAGTTGCTGGCAGTCCATATCAAAGCTGTTCTCGTGTCCGCAACTAGGGCACTTCCTGTCATAATCGGCCTTGCCCCCGGTTGTCGCTGCTTTGAGCGCGACGAAGATGGCTTCAAGGTCAGGCAACATCAATCTCTTGACGTTTTTAACGTCTGGTACGCAGTTGATGATGACCTTCTCCAGCGACTGTCCATTTAGCATGGCGTCAGGAGTGTTGAGTAGTATGTCATCGAGGGCAGTTAGGGCATGCACCGCAAGTTCCCCGTCTTCGGTAACTGACACCTCTTCCGGTTTGTACCATCGTCCTTGTGTGGGTAATCTTACGTAGATCGATGGTTGCTTGAAGTATCTCTGTAAGGGGTTATTGACCATGTATTTTGCTCCGATAAATAAGGTACGCTGATATTTATCGGCTTAAAATAGGTACTTTATGGGCCTGAGAGAAATATATGGCTGATCCGTTAAGTTTAGACGAAGCAAAAAGACTTGGTTGGGCAACTGAAGAAACGTTGGGTAATCTCCTGTCCAACAGCGAGATCACCAATGCTACCCTGCGTCTCATAGGAGAGCGCTATAAGGGTTTTGGTACCAAGCTTGACACCAAGATTGAGGAACTTGGCATCGTCATAAAGGATTCCATGCCGACACCAAAGAAAGCTGATCCAGAGACGGTGAAAAACACCAGTGGTCTTGGAAAGGTCAGCGATCGGCTCAGGGCGGTTGATCGAGGGTTTGGCCAGTTCTCCAGTATGTTCAATGCCAAGGATGCATCAAGCATGATTGGCGGGCTTGCATCAGGCCTGCATGGGCTTGAAACGGATGCAAGATACTATGGCGGAGCATTAAAGGAATTCATACCGTATCTTTCAATAGCCACTGATCTCCTTAAAGCATTTAACTCGGTTCTCAAGGAAATAACCGTGGTCATGGATGGCATGCGGGAGATGTATGCCGGCGGGGTAAATGTTGGATCCAGTCTTTCTGGTCTCGCACAGGCCGCAAGCGATTCTGGCATGCGCGTCACGGAGTTTGCGTCAATGCTGGCCAAACATGGACGCGTTGCCGCCACTCTTGGGACCAAGGCCACCGTTGATCTCAGCCGCCAGTTCCAGCGCATGACCGGATTTGGCGGAGAGCTGATGATGGGTCAGAAGGAGGCCGGTCAATCTTTCTTTGAAACGCTGGAAATGATGCGCAACAGCGGTGAAATGCAGGGCCTCAGCCAGCAGCAGATCGCGCGTCGTGGCGTGAACCTATTGCAGAACTTCAATGATCTTGCCATCGCGACCGGCAGGAATAGGGACGAGCTACGCAAGCAAACCGCTGACATACTGCGGCAGCCATTGATCAATCTGTGGTCACGCATGCTGCCAGAGGAAGGTCGTCGCAGGCTTTCTGACATGACCTCAAGATTGGCAGCGGAGTTTGGAGACCAAGGTGCCACCATCGCCAACATGATCGAGCGAGTAGGGCAAGCCGGTGGTAGCTTTGGTCTCATGGAGGAACAGTTCAGACCATTGGTCAGCTTGGTTCCTGGGTTCGGTAGTGCATTGCAGAATGCCGCACGCAGCGTTCGTGATGGAAGCATGACCCAGGAACAGGCCGTTCGCGGGCTTTCAACTAGCTTCGATGGCATGAGCGAGCAACAGCTATCGATGATGTCTCGGGCCAATCCGCAGCTGGCTGGCTTCGTTTCGCAGGTGTTGCAAGCACGACAAGCGGCGGCGGATGCAAGGAAACAGCTGGAACGAGAGGCGGTAACCCGTGGAATGACCACCGCTGCGTTGGAAGAAGAACGCAGGCGGCAGACCCAGAGAATGCAGCAGATACAAACCAGCCTTAACACGGCCGGTGCATCGGCAACCAGATTTGGACAAAGCTTTACCAAGATAGCTGCTAGCCTTAGTGGCGTGGTAACGCCGGTACTTGATGGATTTTCATTCACGCTTGATATCGTCAGCTCGGTATTTGAAACCCTTGCTGACATCATTGAGCCGTTTGCCGACATCATCGGGCGTGTGACCAGCATAATAGGTAAAATAGTAGGCGGAGTCATTAATACCGTTGGTAACATTGTTGGTAAGCTATGGCGTGAGAGTGGTCTTGCATACATTTTCACATCGGCAGGAAACGGGATTGAATCAATTGTTAATTTTCTCGATGACGCCATAGATGGCATTGATGATTTTTTTGAATCCATAAACACAGGATTTAACAACGTTTTTGATTACCTAAAAATCAAAATAGATCGGGTGCTTGGATGGTTTGGTATCAGCAGTGGTGGTAGTAGTAACAAAGAAGAGGGAAGCACGGGAGTTACCGCCGGGGGCGTAGTCACAACAGTCACAACAATGATCGCGGGAGGCCTATTGTTCAAGATCGCCTCCACGACCCTAAAATGGATAGCAGGTGCCGGCGCGGGATTGTTTACAAGGGCAACGGGACTTCTTAGCAAGATACCACTGGGCAGAATGGCTGCAACGGCAGGAGGACTTCTTGGTAAGATACCACTGGGCAGAATGGCTGCAACGGCAGGAGGAGTTCTTGGTAAGATACCGGGTGTAGGCGCTGTGGGCAGGGCAGCAGGTGCTGCTACTGGTTTGGCTTCAAAGGCAATGGGAGCCGTGTCAGGGTTGGCTACAAAGGCAACAGGCGCCGGCGCAGGCCGCATTGGTGGCATGCTAGGAGGCATTGGACGTGGTATATCGGGGTTTACGGCCGGAATGGGCCGTGCGGTTTCTTCCGCGCTACGGGGACTAGCTAGTGGTATTTCAGCACTTGGCCGACCAGCGGTGCTTCGTGGTCTATTAGCGATGACCGCCATGGTAGTTCCGTTATATCTATCAGCAAAGGCATTCAAGGAATTTAATACTGTTGACTGGGAAAGCATGGCCAAGGCCGGTCTGGCTCTTGGCGCGATAGGTGGTACGATAGCACTGGTTGGTAGGAAGGTTGGTGCAACTGAGGTGCGAGGAGCGGCAATGTTTGCCGCAGCCGTTGGTGCGATAGGCCTTGGCATGCTGGTAGCTGGAGAAGGTCTGAAAACCTTCAATGACGTCAACTGGGAAAGCATGGCCAAGGCAGGTATCGCCATAGCCGTCCTTGCCGGTGCGGCCGCGCTAGCAGGCTCCGGTCCGCAGGCCGCCGCCATCGCACTAGGCGGGCTTGCCATCGGAGGGGCAATCGGCGCGATAGGTGCTGGTATAGCAGGAGCGGCATGGTTGCTTGGAAATACCTTGCCTGATCTCATAAACGGAATAAAAGGATTTGAGCAGCTTGATGGACAAAAACTAAAGGATGCTGCCGTTGGGATGGCAGAGATATCCGGCGCATTGGTCCTGATGACGGGCGGATCAATAGTTTCAGGATTGGGCGGATTGGTATCCAGTTTTGCCAATCTTTTCACCGAGGATCCGGTGTCCAAGCTCAAACGATTTGCTGAGATTGGACCTCCGTTACGGATAGCAGCCGATAGCATGCGGGTGTTCAGCGAAGTCATGCCAACCGCGGTTGATGCTTTGAATCGGATCAGCATCAGCAGGAATGCCGTTGATGCACTTGATCGATTCAAAGACATGTTTGGCACCGGATGGTTTACGTCTCGAATCTCCGAAGAAGATCTACAAGGTGGTATATTTGCCATACTTCGCAAGTTCTCCCAGGAACAGGACGTGGTTAGGGCAGCGGTGAGTTCCATAGGTTTGTTGTCTGGAATTAGCGTACCAGACAGCATAATGCAGAATCTGCAAAAAATGCAGGATATCTTTCGTACAGGATTCTTCTCATCTCGAATCTCCGAAGAAGATCTACAAGGTGGTATATTTGTGATATTTTCCAAGTTTGCCGAGCAACGCACCACCATTGAGTTGGCAGTTGAAGCAATCAATCGTCTTTCACAGATTGATCTATCAGGCGTGACCAAGCTCAGGGATCTGTTTGCGATTTCCAGCAGCATTGGACCTCGTAGCATATCAAATCTGTCAGCATTGGTTAGCAATCCACAGTTTGTGCAAAGCCTGCAAGGTCTCATGTCTGCCGTACAAACGGCAGCTCCAGCAGCCGCACCTGTATCAGCAGGTGCTGGAACAGGCGGTGGTGCGATAACCGTGGATCAGCTTAATCTTGAAACCATACAATATTACAACGTAACCAAGGCCAAGTTTACCGAAATGGCAGATACCCTGCTGCGAATGCTTGACACCCTAAACGTTACAAAAGACAACAGTGATCGAGGTTTCCGTGATCTTGAAACGGCCGTTGCAAGGATTCGTGGTATTTGATGCCATTGGCACGAATTGCCCTATAAATATCAAAAGATAACCAGAAGGTAACAATAACCATGACATCGTGGAAGAAATATTTTTCGGCAGTGCCAAGCCACAACAGGCTCACACAACGCATGGACCAATCCAACGGACAGCAAAACCTAGGATCAGCTGGATCAGGTGCAAAATACTCATCATATCTTCCCGAGGTTTACAGTGGCGCACCAAACAGGGTTGAGCGCTACATCCAATATGAACAGATGGATCTTGACAGCGAGATCAACAAGGGATTGGACATCATTGCCGATTATTCAACACAAAACTATGATATCGGTGAGGAACCATTCACCATCAGCTACAAGGATACCATGAGCGAGACCGAGATCAAGCTGCTCAAGCAGATGCTTGCGCAATGGTGCAGCCTCAATCGGTGGCGCCAGAGACTATGGCGCGCATTTCGCAACACCATCAAATATGGTGACCAGATCTACATCAGAGATCCTGAAACTTTCAAGTTGATATGGATTGATCCAACCAAGGTTGAGAAGATCATCGTCAATGAGGCCAGGGGTAAGGAGGCTGAGCAATATGTGATACGTGATATCGACATCAATCTTAGCACCCTGGTTGGTACCAACATGCTTGTGCATGATCAGTATAGCTTTCCGGGTGGTTATCCACGCAGTTCTAATCCAGCAGCCGGTGCTGGCACCGTAAACTATGGGATAAGCACAAGTCCTGGCAGCAGGACCAGCCGGTTTGATAATCAGCCAAATCAGATGGCAATTGATGCTTCCCACGTGGTGCATCTCAGCCTATCTGAAGGCATGGATAGCCAATGGCCATTTGGAACATCGCTTCTAGAAAGCATATACAAGGTCTATAAGCAGAAGGATCTACTTGAGGATTCCATTCTTATCTATCGCATAGTACGCGCACCAGAACGCCGGGTTTTCTATATCGATACTGGAAGCCTAAGCGGTCCACGGGCGCAAGCGGTGGTTGAACGCATGAAGAACGAGATCTATCAGCGCAGGATACCCAATAGGACCGGTGGTGGCCAAAGCATACTTGATGCTGCGTACAGTCCACTGGCCATTAATGAGGACTACTTCCTTGCCACCAACAGCGAAGGTAAGGGAACTAGGATTGAAACCCTCGCCGGCGGCGACAATCTAGGACAGATCGACGATCTCAAGTATTTCAACAACAAGATGATACGAGGGCTCGGGATCCCAAGCGGCTATCTGCCAACTGGACCGGAAGATGGTACCACCGCTTATAATGACGGCAAGGTTGGTACCGCATATGTGCAGGAGTTCCGTTTTGCCAAATATTGCCAGAGATTACAAAATCTCATTGGTCCCGTTCTTGATAGGGAGTTTAAGCTTTATCTCAAGGGACGGGGTGTTGATATTGAAAGCAGCAGCTTCGATCTGCAGATGTGGGAACCACAAAGTTTTGCACAATACAAGCAGATACAACTTGACACCGAACAGATAACGGTATTTTCAAGCCTCATGCAGACGGAAGCAGCCAAGTATATCAGCAAACGCAAGGCGTTGATGCGATATCTTGGATGGAGCGAGGACGAAGTCATTGAAAATGAACGTATGTGGAAAGAAGAGAACGCCAAGAAGGTCAAGGATAAGATTGGTGTTACCGTTGGTGATGACGAAAAACCAGGGCTACGGGGTGTTGGGATACGGCCAGTTTCTAACGAACCTCCGCCTGGAGAAGAACCACCGCCAGAAGAAGGTGGAGAACAGGCTCCGCCGCCACCGGCTGGAGGGCCATCTCCACCAGCAGCAGGTGGATCAGCGGTTAATCCTCTGGGCGAGCCAGCAGCCTGATAAATATCGCTAATACAAGGAAATGAGATGAACGCCAACGAAATTGATCCAACATTTAGGGATAGAGATGCTGACATGATACAGCAGCTAAACATCCATGACTCTCGCAAGCCCACCATCACGCTGGCATCCTTAAACAAGCTGAAAAAGATGCGTGCTGCTAAGGATCTTGAAACGCTGATGCGCGGGGATTTCATGGAAATCATCTATGGATCAACCGGTGAGGAAGCAGCCGGGGGTGGTGGATTTTAATGGTTTATAACGTAACAAAATATGATGGAACACCACTGGCAAGCGTCACTGATGGCACCGTTGATACCACATCGTCTAGTATCGCGTTAATAGGCCGGAATGCCGTTAATTTTGGCCTGGCACTGAACGAAAATCTTGTTGCCCTCATGCAGCATTTTGCCAACACCAGCCCGCCGCCGTCGCCGGTGCAGGGACAGATATGGTATGATTCGGTGCATAGCAGTCTCAAGGTGTGGGATGGATACAAGTGGCTGATAGTCACTCCGCCATTTGACGGTAATGCTGGTACCGCTACCATCGTGATATCATCAACGATCGAGGTGGTTGCTGCCCTGAGCATGGGCCACATCGTCAGCGTTACTTCCCATCAAACCCTAGCTCCGGCTGATCTTCCTGACACCGTGACGATCGCTGACACCAGTTATGATTTCAAAGCAAGGTTTTCCAACGGACTATCAGCTGGCATAACGCTCGCAACGGATCCAGCTGGATACAAGATGTATGGAACGGCAACACATGCCAATGTGCTAACCACCGCACGATCAATTGGCCTTGTTGGATCCATCACCGGAAACGTGCTGTTTGATGGCAGCAACGACGTGGTGATAACATCAAATCTCATAAACGTCCTTAACTCAAACATCACGGCTGACACCTTTTATACCAAGGTTAAGGTGTCATCAAACGGATTGGTGACCGATGGTAATCTGATAGTTGATCAGGATGTCTTTGCTGCTCTTGGTTACACCCCGCCGTCGCAGGTATTCATCGGCGGTGATGCATATGGAAACACCGTTGCAAATGGCACCGTATTCACGGTGAACATCGCATTGAGCAACACCACGGTCACCCCAGGATACTACAACAACGTCACCGTTGACGCGGCAGGCAGGGTGATTGCTGGACGGAATGATCATCCTTTTCCGGTCAAAGGCATCATCCTATGGGACGACATACTGGTTCCAAATGGATATGCGGTATGTGATGGCAGCAACGTGGTCACTTACGCAGGAACGATCTCTCTTCCAACCATACCTCCAATAGGATCCGCAAGGTACATCATGCGGATATCGTGATATAATTGCCATAATTTTGAGAAAATTGGTGATTTCAACCATTTATTCCGTTGGTTATGACAGCGCGGATTAAATAATTCCGAGTCTGTCTTACACTTTTGACAAAGGAGCTAAACATCATGACGACGCATGTGAAACTTACAAAGGTACTTGAGTACCTCATTAAGAATGACGAGGAGAAAGCTCGAGAGCTTCTCCATCAGGTATTCATCGAAAAGGCCCGTGCCATCCACGAAGAACTAATGGGCATGGATGAGGAAATGGATGAGGAAATGGATGAGACCGTTGGCGGCAGCGGAAATTTTGGTAAGGATCTTACCAATGAGATTTCTGCCATGGAAGACGAGATTGATTTCGAAGAGACCATGAACGAGGAAGGTGACGACACTGGTATGGAAAACATGCCGATGACTGTTGACACTGGTGAAGAGTCTGACGACGAAGGTACGGGAGAGTTTGCCGGTATCGAAGATAAGATGAATGATCTTGAAACCGCGCTTGCGGAGCTGAAGGCCGAATTTGAAAAGCTTGAAGCCGAGGAAGAAGGCGAAGGCGAGGAAGAAGAAGGCGAGGAAGAAGGCGAAGGCGAGGAAGAAGGCGAGATGGAAGAGTCATGGGACCTCGACGAGGACTTTGATGATCTAGCTGAAAGCCTGGATCTTGAAGTCGTTGAAAAGGATATGGCAAAGTCAGCAACAACCCCAGGTGAGGTTGGTGCAGGACATAGTGGAATGGCAATCGACAAGAGCGCCAAGAGCCCGCTGCCAGCAAGCCAGAAGGATCGCATGGGAGCCAAGCCGGTTGAGACCGGAAAGGGCGGAACCCATAATGGTTATAACCGCGAGACTGCACCAAAGACCGACCAACTGGCCGGAATGAAGGCTGACAATCGTCGCAAGAAGAGCACCGACGGCGCATCAAAGATGAGCCAACAAGGTGACGCTTCTGCCGCACTGAACAAGACTGCCAGCGAGTTTGGCATCGGGTCAACCGGCAAGATGAGCCCGCTCAGCAAGGGTGGTTCTAATCTTAAGTGATTGGCTTGGAAGGACAATGCCGGTGAAAACCGGCATTTCCATAAAAAATCCAAGTAAAATCGCCGGTAATAGCAGTTACCTCTTAAATATCAACATGGTCAAGCAATATCAAGAAGGCAACAGATGAAACGACCCGATATACTGATAGAACACTTAGGTTACGATGCCGCAAAAGCAGAGGTTATCGTTGAGAGTGATGCTATCAATCCAGGTGGTGTGAAGAACGTGTACATGAAGGGTATCTTCATACAAGGCGATCTTCGTAATCACAATGGACGGGTATATCCTATCAATGAGATACGCAAGGCGGTCGAAAACATCAAGCAAGCCATCAAGGACGATTCCGGGGTTCTCGGAGAGTGCGATCATCCACAGGAGCTGCAAATACATCTCGATCGGGTCAGCCACAAGATCACCGATATGTGGATGGATGGTGCCAACGGTTACGGTAAGCTACAGATATTGCCAACACCGTGCGGTAACATCGTTAGGACGCTATTGGATTGCGGGGTCAAGCTGGGTGTCAGCTCTCGTGGATCGGGTAACGTTGATGATAGCGGTAAGGTGTCAGAGTTTGACATGCTGACCGTTGACATAGTGGCTAAGCCATCTGCGCCAAATGCATACCCCACACCCATGTATGAGGCTATCATGAACCGCAGGCATGGTTACAAGATTCATGAACTAGCAGAAAGCATGAA